GGGCTGGCCGGTGGCAGTGTGGTCGGAACCGGTGGCGGCGGTGGCTGTTTCGGTCATTGCAGCTCCAGTCCGTAGTAGGCGGCCCGCGGCAGGTCGACCAGGAGCACGTCGTCAGCGAATTCGGGCCAGATGTCTGTGCGGCGGCACTCCGCGTAGCGGTCCAGCGCCAGCCGGTTGAAGTGCCGGCCGCGCGCGACCGCACGGGGCGGCAGCTCGACAACCGACACGAGATGCGGCTCTTCCTTGGCGACCACAATGAACAGGAACGTCACGTCCTCGGCCAGGCCGAGCAGCCGAACAACGTCGACGTACCAAGCGTCTTGCTCGTCGTAGCCGAAATCCCTTGCCGACCACCCGAAAGCACGCGGGTCGGCGGTCGTGGACGTCTTCAGATCGACCAAGATCAGCGGGCTACCGCTGTCGTTGTAGCCGTCGGGCCGGGCGCGCATCATGATCCCGGTCACCGGGTCTTCCACATACAGGGACAGCTCCGGTATCGACTGGGCGACCAGCGGCCCGGCGATCGGGTGGTTGAGTACCGCATCGGCCATCGCTCGGGCCTGCTCGTACTCGTGCAGCAGGATCGGCGTCTTCCCCTGATCCCACGCCGCCTGCCGCTCGGCCTTCGCATCGTCCTTGCGCCACGCGTCGTAGTAGACGACCACGATCTCCGGGCCTACCCCGAACACCAAGGTGTGCACCACCGTGCCGAGATCGAAATACTTGGTGGACTGGACTTTCGGGTTGTCGAGTTCGTACTTGAATTGGCGCGGCGCGGTGCGGTTGAGCCGCCGCATCCCCGACGAGGACACCGACCGGCGGTCGGCGTGATAGGCGTGATGGGCGATATTCGGGTAAACGCCCCGCTCGGTCGGAGCGGGGCGCTCGAAGCCCAGGATCACCGCTTCTCCGATCCCGCCGCGGCGAGGACGAGAAGACCGCGCGCGAGGTCTTGTGCCGCTTTCGCGGACATACCCATCCCGTGGACCTCCGTCAACCGGTTCTCCGCTCTCCGGCTGTAGCCGATGATGCGGATGCGGCCGGTAGCGACGTCGCGTTCGAAAGTGGTCGCCGCCCAACCGTCACGGACCGTGATGCGGCCGTCTTCGACAGTCGGACCAGTACCGTCGATCTCCCTGCTCACCACCGGCCACCTCCTGCACCTAGTCGAATCTCGAATCCATTCAGAACGCCGCCTTGTCGAATCCCTCCGGAGCACCGACCCCGTCCCAGGAGTGCGCGGCCGCCAGCGCCCGGAGGTAGGCGGCCTGCATCGTCCGCGGCTGGCCGGCGGCGTCGTGGCCGTGGCCGAAGTAGCACCAGCCGTGGTCGAAAACCATGTGCGGATCTGGGACCAGCGGCGGCCGAGGCGCCAACAACAACCGCCAGTTGAAGGCCATCCGACGCACGTCGACGCAGTACTCTCCGCCGGGCAGCACCTTCACGCAGAAGCCGCCGTCGATCGGAGTCGGTTGCGCGAATTCACCCATGGCGGTCGACCTCGCGGACGGGGCGCGAGCGGTCCTGGATCCGGGCGGTGACGAGAGACAGTGCGGGCACCAGCTGCGGCTGCATCCCGCCGGCGGCCTGGGCCACATGCGACGGATGCGTCAACACGGTCGCGATCCGAGCTACGGCCATCGGCCCGAACTCATCGCCCAACGCGCGCAACGCATCGGTCAACCGCGACAGCGAGTGCGGATCGGCCCAGAGGCCGGCCTCGGCAGCTTCTGGGGTCATGCTGCGATGCCTCCTGGTTGCGGCAGAGCCGGAGTGATTGCGTCCCACCAGCGTTCGTCCCAGGCGGTGTCACCCATGGCCGTGTGGCGTTCGGTGTCGGTGGGCGGTTCGACGCCGCAGAGCCGGGACAGGGCGTCGGATTTTCGGGGCAGTGCCAGGGCATCGAGTACCTCGTCAGCGCGGTCGACGAGCTCGGGATCGCCGGCGTGGAGGCGGCCACGCAGCCAGCCCGCGGCCTCGGTCTCGACGTCGATGCAGTGGTAGTACTGGCGGGGCAGCAGCCCGTGGCGGCGCAGCATCGGATCGAGGGTGTAGGTGTCGAAATCGGGCACCAGGCCGATCACGATGGCGTCGCGGATCCACCACTCGACGACGTGGGCGGCCTCGGACTCGCTCATGTATTTCGTTTCGAGCGCCCCTTCGGCCGAGGTGCTGACGAGTCCCCTGGCACGGTGGAGGATCCGCTCGACCTCTGCTTCGGAGGTTCGGGCGGAGAGCGTGCGGACGGCCGGGGATCCCAGAGACGACCGGTCGATCAGCTCCCGCATCTTTGCGCCGCGGTCGTGCTCGAGTGGATGCCGCTCGTAGAAGCGCCCGATCTTCAGCGATTCCGGGTCGGCGTCGCTGAGATCGACGTCGGTGATCATCATGGTGATCCGGTCGGCGTTGTTCGGGAGTGCGGGTCGGCGGATCATCGCGATCTCCCACGGTCGCCGTAGCCGGGGGTGCAGGTGGGTGGTTTCGGTGTCGAGGAACACGAGCGGCCTCGGCTCCGACAACGTGTTGGACAACGGATCTCCTTGTCGGGAAAGTCGTTTGGTTTCGGTCATGACTTCTCCGCCGCCGCGGATACGTCGATCGCGAGCAGGCGTTCGGCGGATTCCTTGTTGATTCGAGTGCGGTCGTCGCTGGAGCGTCGGAGGTCACGCACGAAACGGCGGGGAACCTGCGCGGCGTTGGCGATCCAGCCGGTGGTTTTGCCCGCGGCATCGAGCTTGTCGAGGTGTGCCTGCACCCGGTGCACATACTGAGCAGGGCTCTCCGGCACCGAGATCGATCCGGCGGCGATCTTCTGCTCGGTTGAGAGCAGCTTCTCGAGAATCGTGCGTTTCGCCCGCATGCCGTCGCTGGCTGGCCGCATGATCCTGACCAGGTGCCGCGGTTCGACGTCCGCCATCGGCGCGATCGATGACGGCTCCAGATCCGTGGCGAGGCGGATTCGCACGACTACTTCCCGGATCTCATCAACCGGCACCGTCGTCAGGCACTGGTGGCATTTGTCGCCGTTCCAGGCGGCCCGGCCGCACTCACACCGCAGCCCGGGCTCAGCCGGTTTCGGTTTCGGCTTCTCCGGAGCGGGCCCGATGCCGAGCATGGCCAAGAATTGCTGGCACTCGGCAGCGTCGCGGGCATAGGTAGCGACCACACGCTTCGCTTGCTCGATCATCTCGGGGGCGCTGGCCTCCGCGTCGAGTTCGTCCTGCTCGGTCGCAGTTGAGGTCGTCATGCCACTCTCTTCCGGGCAGCAGCGCGGGCCCCGGCCGCTGCCTTCTTAGCGGCCTCGGCGGTGCGGGCCCGCGTGACGATGAACCGCTTGGCGCGCTGAATGACGGCCTGCTTGTCCGGGTGGTCGATCGGCATGTCCGCGACCGACCAGATCTCGTCCTTCATGTGGCCGAGAGACCTCATGCATTCCCAGCACACCCATTTCGGCGCGTACAGGTCGATTTCTTTGCAGCAGAAGCATTTCCGCGCGGGCATCAACAGATCCGGATCGCTCATGCCGATGCCGCCTCGGTCTTAGCGGCCGCCAGCACCATCTGCGAATACGGACCTGCGACGATGGGCAGCTCCCGCTCGGTGGGCGGGTCGAAGATGTTCGCGTTCCTCGCCGCGCTCCAGGGGTGCAGCACCTCACCGCGGTCCGCTCGCCACCGGTCTGCCATCGACAACAGTCGCCGGCCGAGCGCTTCCGCGTCGTCGGGGTTCTGCAGGGTGGCCAGGACCATCCCGAGGTGGGAATCGGCGACGATCGAGATGGACGCGGTGTGGTCCTCGGCGCACCGAGGGGGCTCATAGCGGACGTCGATGTCGCGCACCATGCCGACGGACGCATGAATGGGTGTGCTCATTGTGATTGCCTCGCAATGCTTTTCCGGTACGGGTCAGGGAATCCGCAGGTGGTGACGTTGGCTGCGGGCAGGACTTCGACGAAGTGGTCGCCGTAGGCGTTCCAGGCCCCGTCGACCAAGGCGACGGGATAGACACGGCCGGTGCCGACGGGCGGCAGTGCGCGGCAACCGCTGACCTCGCGCCGCCATGTCACCTCGGCGTGCGCTGCGTCCGAGCGGAAGACCACGCCGGCGGGGATGTCGTAGGCCTTGCGCCATGACCGCGGCTCGATGGCGGCCGCGGGGCCGATCGTGTCGGCGCGGGCGTGGCGCTGGTGCTGGAGTGTGATCACACGACCTCCACGAAGCCCCGGCGGCCGAACTGCTCGTCGAGAGCCGTGAGGTCGTATTTGATGGCGTCGTTGGCCGGGGCCAGTGCGCGGGCGTGGTCGTGGATACGAACGAATTCGCGCACGTCGTGAAGCGCCCGAAATCGGGTGCCGTCGGGGATGTCGTGGGCCGATTCCCAACGCCGGGGGCGATAGATCGGCTTGTGGTTGGCGGCCTCGACCCAGAGGTAGGCCCGGACCGCGTCGGCCAGCAGTTCGAATTTGCGGCGGGTGGCCGGCTGCACGTGTTCCCAAGCCTCGATCGGGGCTGGGTCGTCCGGGTCGGAGTGCATCCTTGACCACAGAAGGGTCACAAGGCCGTCGGTAGTGTCGAGCGCGGCGGTTGCGGACACCTGCTCGTCCGCCATTGTTCGCAGCTCCGCAGAGGTTGTCATTGGCTGTAGACTCCAGTTCGGCTCAAGGATTCGAGTGTTGGTCCGGTCGCCGCGTGTAGGAGCGCGGCGGCCGGATTTCTTTCTGTCAGTTCAGGTTTGGAAACGCGGCCCGCAATCGTCCAGAGGATGCGGGTGGTGTGATTGCGGGCCGCGCGTTGGGCCGGACCGCCACGCGGCACCGGCGCTGCCTGCCACGGCCGGGGTGCATCACCGGTCGTGGCAGGTGCCTATGGGCCGTAACTCCAAGCCCCGAGGAGATCGGGGCCGACGGCGGCCGGGGCGGTGCGCGTGTACAGCCCCGCCATCCAGGCGAAGAAGTCGGTCATCGGGTTCACCCCCTCTCCATGGCGGTGATCAATCCGCGGAGGCCGGCGTCGATCGGCGCCGGAGGCATGAGTCGGTCGAAGCGCCGCAATATCGGCGCGGCAGCCAAGACGGTTCCGAACCCGCCCAGCGACAGTCCAACCACGATCCAGGAGAGGGCCGTGTCCGCGTCGCATCCGCCGCGGGCATAGGTCGCGAGCGTCATTGCGAGTACGGCGAGGCTGAGATCACGCAGCGCGCGGTTCATCAGTAGCCGCCATCGACACTGCAGCTCGAGTCTGTCGAGGAACTGGTGTCCACCGCCGAGCTGGTGTCGCAGCTGGTGTTGTCGAACGTCCCGATATCGCTGCCGCCCGCGTCCCCGATTGCGGTTTCGATCGCGGCGACATTGTCGATGACCGGCTCCGCGTCGCGCCCCCAACCGGTGAATGCGTTGCTCGACCGAGCGGCGTTCCGCGCGGGGCGGGAGGGGGTGGCACGGTGCCGCGGCTGCCCAGTTTCCCGGATCGGTAGTGCCGTCGACAGGCTTTCAGCGGTGGCGCCCGGGCGGCGGGCCGCGACCGTGGTCCTCGCGGCGGCCTCTGCGCGAGTGGCGCTTTGCTGCGCGTCACCGCTGTACTTCTTGACGCGCGAGAGCACCCAGATTCCGAATGCGTCGGCCGCCACGATGAGGCCGAAGCAGGTCCAACCGATCGTCATGCGGCGGATTTCCCTTCAGTGAGATGTTGGGCGAATGCGGTTCGGATGACGGACTTTTGCGATTCCGAAAGCGGTGGGCATTTCGCGATCTGATCTGCGATCCACTTCGCCTTCTGCTGCTCGTATGCGTCCCGCTCGGGCGACGGCATAGAGCCGAGAATGATTCGGGCTGCGTCGGATTCGCTGTAGTTGGCGCTCATCCGGCGGCCCTCTGCGTTTCATGGCGGAGTTCGTAGTCGACCTGGATGGTTCCGGGCTCGAGGCCGTAGACCTTCTCCAGCGCGATGATGAGTTCCAAGCTGGCGCCGCGGGTGCCGGTTTCCACGGCCGACAAATGGCCTCGGGACACGGTGTGACCGCACCGACGCAACCGGTGAACTAATTCACCGAGGCTCCATCCAGTGAGATTGCGCAAAACCTCGAGACCGACCCATGGCACGGGGCGGCGCGGTCTCCCAAGATCTGCCTCATTTCTTGCCGCAAATTCTGCTGCCACGAGGGGTACAGTAGGGCAAACCTCCGGACCTGGCAAGGATAGCTTCGGCAAACATTGCTACGATTTGGCCTCGCTCGCAGCAACCTTGACCTGCGCACACGCAGATGCCCTGTTTGCCGAAGACGCTTCTGTTTGCCGAAGTTCTCGTTCAAACTGGGTTCATGCGCCCGGACATAGCAAGGCTTGGCCAACTCGTGAAGAAACGCCGCCTCGAGTTGCGCCGCACCCAAGTCGACGTCTACCGCGCTGGCGGCCCGTCGGACACCACGCTGACCGGGCTGGAACAGGGCACCGCGACCTCCGTGAGCAAGGACACGCTGCGCAAACTGGACGTCGGCTTGGACTGGGAGCCGGGGAGCGCGACGCGCGTCTATCTACGTGAGGGAGATCCCGAAACACTGCCGAAGCAGACGCGACGCGGGATAACCCGACCATTCGGTGAACTATCCGCCGGCAATGACGGCAGCGTCCGCTACACGATGACGAATCATCCCGTCACCAACACGTCGATGATTCAGCTGATGATCGCGCTGTCTCGCCTCGGCCTGCGCCTGGAGGATTTCAGGGCTGGCGAGATGGCGGCTGAAGACTTCGCCGAAGTGGTGGAGGAGGTTCTGGAGACCGGCGCCGATGCCGTAGCTGAATGGATGGGCGGCCCGGATCAGATGTCGGCGCTAGGAGAGGCCCTGCAGTACTTGACCAAGCAGGCCAATCCTTCCGCTAGATCTGCCGCTATCGACGGCGATAACGGCGTCGACGACGCGTCCGGGTAGCAGACGAGTTCGCAGAGATATTCAGTTTCGTCGTCGTCGACTCCCACATCGCACTGGAGTCTCTCAATGCCGACGAAGTTGGTAGCCGCATCAGGTGGCTCCACGTTCAGCACCTCAAGGTGGATTCGAGCCGAAACGCTGCCCTTCCCCCGACTGGAGGGTGCGTCTCGCTATTTTGTGGGACAGTAATGCTCTAAACTGATCGCACGGAGCGTAGCACTCCCATATGGGAGTGCGGAAGTAGTTTGCCGCATTCACGGCAACCTCGCAGGCATTTTGCGGCAATGCTCCAGCTCAACACCCAGATCGCAGACCGACCAAGCCACGAAAACACTGGTTACGCTGAGACAATGGCTGCACCCGACGACGTCGCCGCAACGCTGGCTGACGAGTTCAAGACGCGCCGAGACGCGGCAGACCTGACGCAGTCCGAGCTGGCGTCTGCAATGGGCAAGCGCACCAACGTGTATCAACGTCTCGAGTACAACGAACGCTCCTGTTCCATCCGGCAACTGGTGGCAATCGCTAACGCCCTCGAAGTACCCGCTTGGCAAATCCTCAAAGCAGCCGAAGAACGAGCCGAAGCCGGCGACCTTCCGGAGCATCCCGGCGCAGGTCCGCGCGGCGCGTTCGGAATAGACTGAACAGTTGGATCTTTCATTGCTTAAGCAGGGTAAATAGACTGCCACCGTGTTGCTAGCGATCATTGCGAATGCGGTGGTCGGGCTTGCCCGCGTACGGGTGTGGTCGGTACCGGGCCCTGAAACGGCCGAGGATTCCCACCGGTTCACCATCGGCATGCTCGTCCTCGCGTTCGCCTCGTCCCTGTTCCTGTCCTGGGGCGACGAATTCATTGATCCCCTAATGGATTTCATCGGCGCGAATACGTCGAACATCGCGCAGCGCTTGCTGCTGGTATTCGCCAGCTATGAACTCGTCGTCTCCTTCAACCGCCGCCACTGGAGCGACCGCAAGCTGCGAGCCTGGAGGATCACGACAATCGTCGTGAGCTTCGCCCTGGTCGGCAGCTATCTCTTCAGCGATGAGTTCGACACCCCCGCACGGGAATTCCAGCTCACCGATCCCGGCAGCACCGTGAACAACTGGGTGTGGATCGCGTGGCTGGTCATCGCTTTCACCGCGGTCTTGATCACCGGCATCAGCCACCTGACCGACCCGGGGTTCGACCTTCGCCATTCGCTGCTGCTGACAATTCTGGTCGGTCTCGCCGGCGCCGGCACCGGCGTGGCCACCGCGGTGCTGATGACCATCCGCCCCGAGTGGCTCCACACCCACTACCCGACACTCGCGCGCGTCGGAGCAACCTTCGCGTTGGCGGCCCTAGCTGCAGCCGGTGTCCCGGGATTCCGTGCCGCATGGGCGATGCGGGACGAGCCGCGCTAACGCTGCGCCGCATCACCGCCCGGCGATCGGATCTTTCCATTCGATGACGACGGATTCCGGGTCGAACGGATCATGCAGGGGCTGCGGCAGCAGAGTGATCGACATCAGCGTCGAGATGATCGCCCGCCGGCGGTCGAGATGAAGACCGGGGAACTTCTGTGCTCCCTCCGGCCCGACGACATCTTTGAACAGGCGGGCCCGGTTCGCATCCTGAACGACCGACTCCGCGATCGCCAGCTTCTCCTTGATGCGCTTGGTGGCCGCCTTCAGCTGCGTCGAGTCCAACTCCCCGTCGGCGAAATCGAGTGCCAGGGACTTGAGGCGCTGGCGCAGCGCCGCCGCTTCGGTCCGCCGTTGCTCGAGGTCGGGAACCTTTTGGTCGATCAGCAGCTCCGCAGCGTCCGGCAACGAGAGGCGAGCGATGACCAGACCGTTGATGTAGTCGTCGATTACCGACATCACGCGCACGACACCGAAACAGGTGCGGCAGCGAAGCACCAGGATCGGATTGGTTGTCGAGAGCTTCCACACCTTCACCGTGGAGACGACAGGCGGATCCTGATTGGCGCAGACGCCTCCGCACTGGGCAATGCCGGTGAGTTGATATTTGCGCGCGACATCGACCGGCCGGCGGGACGGGTCCGCGAGGATCTCGTTGACCGCGCGCCACACCTCAGCCGACACAATCGGCTCGAATGCGGCCTCGGTGTCGTCGATGATCTCACCGAGGTAGGACTTCCAGCCTGCGTTGCGCGGGTTCTTCAGGATGGTCGACAGCTGGGTCGGGGACTTCCATTTGTTGCCGAGGCTGGTGAGAATGCCGCGCTGGTTCCACTCGGTGATGATGCCGTTGAGGCTGTGGCCGGTCAGCACGAGTTCATAGGCTTCGGCGAGTACCGGGGCCTCGACTGGATTCAGCGATCCGTCCGGCATCCTGCCGAAGGATCGACGGGAGCTGAAGTTCTGGCCGGCTGCCGCGAGCTGCCGCGTCTTGGACTTCTGGCGCGCGGATCGCCGCTCTGTCTCAGCCTTCGCGACCGCGCCTTTGATACGGGCAAACAGACGACCGTTGTCGGTCGACAAGTCGATGTCACCGGTCACGGTGGCCAGCAGCGTGTGGTTGCGGTCGGCGATGTCGATGATCTCTTCGAGGTCGACGGGCTCGCGGTAGAGGCGGTCGCAGTCCCAAGCCGCCATCGCCTGCAACTGTCCGGATTTGACGTCCCGCAGCATCCGGTCACGCTCCGGGAGCGCCCGTTTGCGCCCGACCGCGGTCCGGTCGTTGTCGCAATAGCGGACCGGAATCCACCCACGCGGGGTGATGATCTTCGCGATGATCTCGTCCCATTGCCGGGTGACGGCCAGCTGGGTGTCTTCATCATCGTCGGACTGGCGGAGGTAAACACCGCATTGGATCAAGGCTCGGCCCCTTTACGGCAAATTTTGGCCGCCCATCTGGACAACGGCCAAACTTGGGGCTAGCGTACCGAATTGCTTGCTTCACGCAACACCAGGTTGCTGGTAGTGCGTGAAGCACGCATCTGTCACTTCTCCTTAGAGTCGATGCCCGATTCGGATGCTACCTGCGAGGACACTGGAGCGGGCACGCTGGAAGGTCCGGTATGTCCATTTCAACGAACGAGCGGGCACCTCGAGTTCCCGAATCCGATCCCTATTCTGCCGCGCCCCGCTCCCCGCTAGTCCTCGACGCGGCGGCTCTCGAACACGTTGTTGCCAGTGCCACCAGCGCATGGGTCAACGCCCACGCGCCGCACCTGGCGCCGTTGGACTGGAGACGCCACTCCATGGCCGGCGGGCCATTGCTGTTGGGCCGGATCCTCGAAGACGAAGTCGACGATCCGCAGGCTCTCGCGCAGCAGTGGGCGGCCGAGCTGAACCTCGCCGAGGAAGAGGATCCGATGCCGGGGACACGGAACTGGCGCGGCGATGTCCTTTTCATCGCCGATGGCCGGATTCGGTACCCGGTAGAGGTTTGGTACATCGTCGACCGCGAAGTGTTCGAATCCCGAACCTGAGGACAAGGATTTGAACCCAACCAGCTGAGATCGCAACCCGGCCAGTGCCTGTTCCAAACCGGTACCGAACCGATTCGATTCCACCACCGAAGGATCCGGTCCGTCACGAAACCGTATACAGGTATCCGCGAATCGGGTACAGAAATCTGATCCGAACAGCCGAGGCCGATTCTGAATCCCGGCTCCGCGAGTCCTTCTGGACCGCATCTGCACACAACCCTGTCCCGCGCTCCATGTAGGACCTGTTTGCGCTGGTCAGAGTTTCGACAATCACGTCGGTATCGAACCTGCACCGAACTGCCTGGGAACGGGTTTGGAACCGACTCGATCCGAATCGAACGGACCACAACGTCATGGAATCCGAACCCGCGCGCCATTTGAGACCGGTATCGAACCCTCCCCCTGGACCGGTAATCGGTTCCTGCCCGTTCCGAACCCTCGACGGTCAGGTTTGCAACCGAGACGTCCGGCGCCGAAACCTCGTCGGGGCGCCACCGAAGTACTGCGACGATCCCACCCACAACGCCCGCAATGCCCGCCAGAACGAAGAAAAGATCGCGGCGGCCCAGGCCGGCAACGAGGAGGCGGCACCGATGACCCCACCGGCACCGCAGCCCGCAACCATCCTCGAGCCGGACCGACTGACCGAGACCACCGTGCGGCTGGAGGAATCCGAGCGCGCACGCCTGCGCGCCGAAAACCAGCTCGACCGAGCCAACGAGCAGATCGCCGAGCTCCGCGATCGCATCGAACGCCTGCACGAGGCCCACAGCGCATCGCTGCTGCAAATGCATCACTCGTCGGAGGAAAACCTGCAGCGCGCACAGCAGGGCCATGACGAAGCGGTGCAGGAGATCCTCGACAAGCACCGGGTCGAGATCGCGAGCGAGCGGGACCGGTGCACGCGCGCCATCGAGAGCGAGCGCCTCAAGCACGCCAACGACGCGCGAGCACTGCGCGAGCAAGTCGAAGAGGCCCGCGAGGAACTCCGAGCCGCACAGCAGAGCCTGGCGCTGCAGTCAGCGCGCTGGAGCAGTTTCGGCGGCGGTCTGTGGTCCGATCCGCCGTCCCTCTCCTCCTGATTCACCGACCGCGCCGGCCATCCGGCGCGCGCTATCCAACCCCTAGTTGTCCGCCCGAAGCGGCGGCGTTCCAATTGCCCACTCACATAGAGGAATTCACACAAATGAAGATCCGCCAGCTGGCCGCGACCGCAGCCTTCGCCGCAGCCGCGACGACCGTCACCTACTGCACGGCGGCCGCCGACCCGGCAGCGACCTCCACGCTGCCGACCAGCACCCACGGGATCGACCACGGGGTCAGCTACAACCTCAGCCGGGAAGGCACCACTCTGGTCGCTGACATCACCGGCGGCCGGTTCCGCATCGACACCGACGAGGTGGTCGTGACGGCAAGCGACGGCACCGTGGTCACCACGGTTCCGTTGGCCTTCCCGATCGCCAGCCACGGGATCGCGCTGGATCCGCACCTGGACAAGTCCGGCACCAAGCTCGTCGCGAAGGCCAGCGACATCGGCCACTGGGAGCTCACCTCACCGCGCTCGCGCAGTATCGGCGGCGGCGCCGCGGTCGGCATGATCGTCGGCGCCTTGGCTGGCGGCTTCATCGGCCTCATCGCCGGTATCGCAACCGAGGGCCTGCTCCTGCCGATTACGTTGCCCGTCGGCCTGATCGGCGGCCTGCTGGTCGGTGGTCTGATCGGCGGCGCCGCCGGCGCGGCGATCCCGAACAGCGACGTGCCGGATAAGTGGGAGTACCAGAAGGACTGCGACTACTACGGCGACTACCACTTCTGCTACTAGAAAACAGAGATGGGCCGCCCGGAAGGGCGGCCCATCTCGTCAAACGCTGTGCTCTGGAATCATCACCACAGGTCAGAGTACATAGCCCGAGAACAGAAGTGGCGCAACGCCTCGCCCTATGCCGAGGCCAGCATGGCTCCGATCACGGCTGGCGCCGCCTTGGCGACTGCGGAGGCCGTCAGCGGGCCGCCGCTGCGGGATTGGTGGGCGACCATCGCCGCGCGACCATGAATGTGCGCCGCCGCCTCGCCGGCGTCGATCGCTTTCAGCCCGGCCGCCATCAGGGCACCGGCGATACCCGCGAGAACATCGCCAGCGCCGGCCGTCGCCAGCCATGCCGGCGCTTCGGCCTGGCTGGCTGCGAAGCCGGATGGATCGACGATGATCGTCGTGGGCCCCTTGACCAGCACCGTGACTTCGAGGGCGCTCGCGACCAAGTGTCCGTAATGCAGTGGCCGCGCCTCGATTTCGGACCGCGTGGCGGGTTGTCCGAGCCAGCCCAGGATCCGCGCGACCTCTCCCGCGTGGGGTGTCAGCAGGATCTTGTCGGCGGCCGCGGCTCGTTCACCGTTGAGGCGGCGCTGAGTACACGCTTCGAGTGCTCCAGCGTCGACGACGCAGGGCAGACCGCTCGCGAGCGCTGTGTCGATCGCCTTGTCCTGGTCCTCGTCATCTTCGACTCCGGAGCCGAGCAGCCACGCCTGCACCTGGCCGATACCGGGGACTGCTTCCGGAGCGGCTGAAAGTACCTTGGCGGTAACGCCTTCGGGCCCGACGAACCGCGCGATTCCAGCCGCACCGGACTCGACCGCACCGACGACCGCGAGCACCGCCGCACCCGGGTAGGTGTCGGAGCCTGCGACGATGCCGAGCACCCCTCGCGTGTACTTGTGTGCTGCTTTCGGCGGTTTCGGCCAGAGTGCGGCGATTCCGCTGCTGTCGAGGCTGCGGGCGATCGGAGCGGCCTCGATCTGCGGCAGCCCCACGTCGACGAAACGCAGCTCGCCGACGAGGTTGCTGGCCGGCGGAAGGATCGCACAGCCCTTCCACGCGCCGAACGTCACGGTGATATCGGCCCGCATGTGCGAGCCGCGGACTTCGCCAGTATCCGGATCGATCCCGCTGGGAAGGTCGACCGCGACGACTGGCGTGTCGGCCGGGACCGCGGCGGCCAGGTGCGCGGCACGATCGCGGAGGCCGCCGACACCGCTTTCGCCAATGATCCCGTCGACGACGAGATCCGCTGCGCGGAGCGCGAGCTGCGCGGCCTTCACATCGTCAGCGGCGATGATGCGACCGCTTGCTGCGCGGAGCTGAGCTACTCCGGGTTTGTATGCGGTGTCGCCGGTGAGCACCGCGGTGACCTTCACGCCACGGCGGCGCAGGCGGATTCCTGCCAGCAGCGCATCTGCCCCGTTGTGCCCGGTGCCGACCAGCAGGGTTACGCGGCGTCCGTAGATCGTGCCGTGGTGTTGCTCCAATTGCTCGGCGCACACCACGGCCAGCCCCGCGGCGGCCTTGCGGAGAAGACGATCGGGTCGGCCGGTCTCCAATTCTTTTGCTACAGCGGCCTGTACGTCGGCGGCGCGGTAGGCGATACGGCTCGTCATCCGGCCCATTCCATCAGATCGGCGCATGTCTAGTCGATGAGCAAGTGGCAGCGGACGGCGAGGGCTCGCACGTCGGCGCGGGCGCGGGCATGATCTCGCATCAGCAACTCGCGGACCAATTCCCGGACCAGGCCAGAGTCGTGGACGTCGTCGGCGCTGATCTTCTCTGCTTGCAGCAGTGCCATCACCGCGGAGAGATCATCCTTGCGCTTGACGTAACCGCGAGCGGCGTCGATGAGCGGCCGCGCACGGCGCTCGACGGACGGGACTCTGTCGATGTCCAGACGTGAGATCTTGTCGACCACGGCGTCGTGATCACCGAGTTCGGCGGAGATGGCCAGGCCGTGGATGTCGACGTTGCCGATGCCGAACATGGTCCATGGGTCGTATGTCGTGCCGAGCGCCCGCGCCGCTTCTTCGGCGGCCTGGTGCAGCGCCCATGCTTTGCTGGACTCGTCGGACTGGGCTGAGGAGATCGCCGCTGCGAGGTTGAGCATCCCGTAGGCGGCGAGCAACTCGTTGGCCGGGTCGTCGCCAAGACGACGTTTGAGGTCGTCGGCGGCGGCCAAGCAAACGCGCGTGGCTTCTTCCTGCTGTCCGGCGCGCCGGTAGCTCGCGGACATGGCCCAGGCGCCCAGGGCGAGGAGGTACGGGTCGTCAGCTTCGCGGGCGGCTGTGACCGACCGCTCGGCGACGACCCATGCGAGTTCTGGTTCGGGGAGGTGGTGCAGCCACTGGCGGGTGATTTGCCATGTGCCGGCGAGGGTTCGCGCCGCGCGGCGGTGCTCATCCCCAGCTGCGAGGTAGGTGGCGTTGGCGTCGAGGATGAGCTGTGGAAGCACCCGGCCAACCGACCCGTGTGCGGTCGGAGACTTGTGCCAGGTCGTCCAGGCCTGCGCGACTCGCGTGGAAACCTCGTCGAGCGAGGAGGTCGGGGCCGATGACGGCTGGACGAGCGGCAGCGCTGTTCGCATGATGACTTCGCGCACCTCGGCGACCTGCTCGCGTCGTGGTGTCGCCTTGGGCGAAAGCGCGTTGATCGAACCGCCTAGCAAGTCCTGCGGCATGCAGCGGCACGCTTCGGCGATATTGACGATGTCGGTCAGTCGATCGCAGTGGCTGATGCCGCGCTCGACTTGGGACACCCAGACCCCTGACTTTTTGATCAAGGCAGCGAGTTGGGTTTGAGAGAGGCCGGCGGCCTGACGGTAGATGCGGATGCGATCGCCGATCCCCTGCGTCAGGGATGGCAGCTCTGTGCTCATACCACGAGGCTACAGGCCGAGACTCATATTTTTATATGAGTCTTCGCCGCGCCCGATATCTACGTTTAGTGCACACGCCCGACCAGGCGGCCCTTTCCGCTACCGCGAAACCGGTCGTCTTGCCTGGCCAGGCGCGCTATCGACGAGCAACCGGAGAAGGGCTTACCGCCCGCACACGGGAAGGCATCATCACCATGGGAACCTTCGACGCGGGCGGCGCCCGCATCGCCATAGGCTGTCTCTCACCGGATATATCGGGTCCGTATCGCGAAATCCACCGCGCCCAGATCCGTGACCTCGCCCAGAGGCTGAATCTGGAGCTCGCGGCAATCGTCGATCTCGACATCTCAGCACCGGAATCGGCAGTGTTCGACGCGATTCGGCGAGCGCACGCCGAGGCAGCGATAGTCCCGGAGCTTCGCCATCTGCAACCGGTCACGACGTTGAGCACAGTTCAGAAGATGGTCCAGGTCGTCACCATCGCCGGCGAACGCGCCCTGGCGCACGGTGTCTATGAAAATCCCGATCTGAAGGTGCCGGCATGACGAGGTTCGATCTGCTCGTCTTCGCGGCCGCCGCCGCGACGGTCGCCGGCGCACACCTGGTGGCCAGGCTCCTGTCGCGGCGTGATGCCCACCGCGAGCACGCGCAACCACGGCGCATCGCGGGTGTCGTGAACAAGCTCCGCCGCCTGTTCTTTCCGCAATTGCCCTCTCCTACCGTCTCTTTGGCGCGTCGCGATTTCGTCACGCCGGAAATGGGGTCGATCTGATGACAGAGCCCTTGCAGACCACGGTGAAGACCGATCCTGGGGTCCACACCCAGCTGCACGTCTACCAAGCCCTGTCGTTGCCGGTGTATCTGGCTACCAGCGAAACCGGGCGCGACTGGATCCGGATGCGCCTCAATGAGGTTTTCGGTGCAATATCGATGCCATCGAAGTTGGCCGCGGGCATCCCATTTCAGCTGCAGCATGCTCCCGTCATCCAGAACGCGATGACTCAGCGCACGATCGTTCTGGTCGCCTACGGCCGCAAGCCCGACGAGACGACCATCCGACAGCTGACCGGACTCGGGGTAACAATTTCGGAGAAGGGCAGCACGATCGTCCTGCCCGGCTCTCCGGATTGCCCGTTCCATTGGGTTTCCGGCATTCCGCACCGCGGCATGATCTTCCCCTCCATCGACGATGTGCTGGGCGCCCTGTACGCCAGCACCGCAGCGTTGGGCGGTAAAGCCGATGAGTGACCACACACGCGAGCCATTCGGCCCCATCCGGGAGACAGATGCTACCGACGGATGGTTGCTCGAGGGCGACTACCGCGAATGGCGGCTGGCGAAAACGGTAGAGCATGCCCAGGTGCGGGCAGTAGTGCGTGCGACCACGTCAACAACTGTGGGCTGGGCGGTCAGCCAGGCCGGCCAGCTCAGGCGCGAGGCATCCGCGCTCGGCGTCGACGACGCGAAAGTCACTGCGGACAAGTGGCTTCAGGAATACATTCAGCCAGCATCGGAGCAACCATGACATCCGCTCACATCCTGCGAGCGGATTCTGGCCTCCCCCAACGTGTTCCGCAGCCGATCGCTTCGTACTCCGGCCCTCAGGGGCTGGCGTGGATGTCGCTACTGCGCGCTGTCCTCGCCGGGCTTCGTGACTGGCAGCCCGGCGGCCGTGCGGCGCTCACGGCGACCGATCGCGACCGCGCGGCGCTGGCCGCGAACATCCCAGCAGTCCAGCCCGGCATATGCCGGGGCAGCCTGAATGGAGAAGAACATGCGTAGAGTGCGTCGGCCGCTGGCAATCCTCGCACTGATCACCGCGGCGGTGCTGCCGGGCGCGGCACTCACGGCCTCGGCGACGGCGGCATCCGCTGTCGTGACACCGGCGGCCCCCACCCGGCTGTCGCCGCGGGTGCCCGCCGATTCGAATGGGTATCCGCGGCAGCGATGCGGCCCGGAGAACGACGGCCAGCGTGTGGAGACCGAAGATGCGCACGGCGGCAGGCACCTGTTCGTGTGCAAGTTCGTCAACGATCTCTTCGGACCAGATGGCTGGGAGTGGAACGAAATCCTCCTGATGTGAGGAAGAAGAGGCGAGGATGGAGAACATGGATCGCAGCCACCCCTGGCGCACGCCCCGGCTCAATCAGGTCTTGGCCGACGCCGCGGATATCGCGGCCGACGCAGGCCACAGGCGGATCGGCGTCGAACACGTAGTCCTTTCGGTGCTGCGGGATCCGGACGCACTCCCGACGCAGGAGCTGAAGAAGCTCGGTGTCGATGTCGCGGAACTGGACCGGCGGCTGTCCGCGACCATGCGCGGCGAGCCCTATCGGACGCCGACCAACCGAGTACGCGACTTGGACGGGAACATCCACGAGCCGAAGTAGTGGGGCCGGAAATACGACGACGCCCCCCACCTCCATTGCGGAGGTGGGGGGCGTCGCTGCGTGGAGATGCGGCTATGTGACGCGCACGTAAGTGCCTGTGCCGGAGGTGACGGTCGCGAATCCGCCGCTGCTGCCGATAATTTGCACGGTGATCACGTCCCCGGAGGCCACGGACACGCCGGTCGCCGTCGCGGTCGATGTGCCACCGACAGCGGTCACCCCGGTTCCCTGCGCAATCATGGTGGCGCCCTGATAGATCCGCACGGTCACTGTGATGGAGAACGAGCTCGTCCAAGGAATGTTGGCGGTGATTGTGGCTCCGGTCTTGTTGCCCTGGACAACCAGGCCGTTGCCTGACAGAGACGACCCGGGGTATCCGGCAGTGTCGGCGGTCCAGTTCGGGATCACCGTGTAGGTGTTCGGGACTGAGAAGGTCCCGTTCTTGTACATACCGGACGGCAGGAAGTTCACCGCGGTCACCACCGGCGCCGGAGCAGACAGTGATGCCGTGGCCGCGGGCGGCGCCACAGACGACGAGGCCTTGACCACCGGGGTCGGTGCGCTGAGGTTGAGAATCCCGGCGGTGGGTGACGGCGAGCTCCCCGCGCTGACCGTCGGCGCGGCTGCGGCAGTCGTCATTCCCATGGCCGGTGGCGCGACGGCCACGCCCGCGACAGGGACCGGGGCCGACAGATTCATTACGCCCGACGGCGGGGTGACCAGCGCGGTCGCGGTCATCGTGGGAGCTTGCGCCGCAGTGGACAGCGCCATCGCTATCGCGGTCATCGCGATCGCATACGCGGGTAGCGGCGCCGCGAGGTTCATCTGCGCGGCCGCGGGCGAAACGGTGGACGATCCGGACGCAGCCGGTGCCGGCATGCTCGTGGTGAGGCCCATGGCCGGCGGCGCGGCGGTGATGCCGACGATCGGTGGCGGCATCATCACCGCGACCATGATCGACGGCGGCGAGACCACCTCTGCGTCGATGAACGACGGCGCGATCATCGACACCGACATGGTCGCGGCGGGGGCCACGGCCACGCGCGGCGTGTCGGCGGCGTGCATCGACAGCGACATCGTCGCGCGCGGTGCCTGCACCGCGGCATGCACGTGCACCACCGGTGCCGGCATCTGCATAGCTATCGTGGCGACGGGCGCGCCGAAGCCGGGTGTCACCAGCGGTGCGTGCATGGCGGCGGTCATCACGGCCGCGGTAGTGCCGATGACACCGATCCCGACGTCCGACCACACCAGTCGCTCACCGAGGTAGACGCGCGCGACTCGGCGCTCTCCCAGGTAGATGCGCTGGATCGGCCGGCCGCGGGAGAAGATCCCCATCGCTGGATCCGTTACGCCGCGACCGCGCTGATGACGCCCGCGGCATCCCAGACGATGCTGAAAGTGCCTGCCGTGGTGGAGATGTCCTGTCCGAAGTCGACATAGCCGATCAGCGGGCGGGTCGCGTCGGTCGACGGGGTCGCGTCATAGACGACCGCGTATCGGGCGACGATCGTGCTGTTCGGCCAGCTGACGTCGTTCGCGTCGAGGGTCAGAGTGTTGGTACCGGACGCGTACGACGGCGCGATGGTGGTCAGGGTGGCGCCGCCCGCCGTGTAGCCGGTGCCGGTGACTTCGTTGGTGACGTCGGACTTGTAGCGGTGGGTGTCCTGGTTCGGGGTGTAGCTGCTGGTGCACAGCATCACCTTGATCGTGTCGGAGTCCCAGTCGATTTCCTTGTTGAAGGCGCTGGTCATCGCGGGGCCGTACATCTTCGCGCTTGCAGCCATTGTGGGCTCCTTTTCGTGGCACGAAAAAGGCCCCCGCGGTGAGCGGAGGCCTTGAACGGTGTGGAGTGGCTATTCGGGGATGAAGAAGAGGGTTTCGGGGTCCGGCGTGGCGATCGCGGCATAGTCGGCCAGCTCGTCGACCTCGATGCGCCGCACGCCGCCGCCGTTGCGGACAGCGGACGCTTCCTGCGCGGGCGGGATCGGTGTGGCCGCGTCCAGGAGCGGTTGCAGCCGGATCGGGGTGGGTGAGTCGGGGATCTCGATCGCCCACTTGTGCACGCCCACGCGCACGATGGCCAGACCTGGATCGAGGTCGCCGGTGGTGAGCACACCACCGACCGCGGTGTAGGTTTCGGCGCGGTCGGTGATCAGCGCTGTCCCGGCGCTGCTGTTGCGGACGGCCGCGGAGGCGAAAACGAAGACGGTGCTGTTGTCGGCGCCCGCGATATCGCCGACGTTTTCGCTGATGACGGTCATGACGCGTCCGTGATTTCGTAGCCGCCGAGCATTAGCAGCGCCATCCAGTACGCGCCGTCGACCCGCTCCGGGGTGTCGGGGTCGTCGTGAAGTACGAAGGAGCCGGGGCGGCGTTTGAGCGACCGCTCGGCGCATGCCCCGGTCTCGGTTGCAGGCACCACGCATGCCTCGGGGAGGGTGTGTTCACCGAAACCTGTTTGCGCCCAGATGGTCACGTAGTCAGAACCCATGAACGGCGGGTCGACCTTGAAGCATCGGGCCGGGCCCGCGAAACCACCGACAGACTCGATATGCACTGTGGCTGTTGCCATTTGCTTCAGCTTTCTGTGATGTATTCGATGACCGTGACGCAGCCCGCGGCGCCGTTGGCGGTCGCGCCGCCGCCGCCTGCGGGGAATCCGCCGGAGTGGGCACTGTCGCCGCCACCACCGGACTGTGTGGTTTGCCAGAACACCGGGTTGCTGGTGCCTCGCGGGACCAGACCGGAACCGCCGCCGGTGCTGCCGAGCCCGGCCCCGCCCCCACCGCCGGCCAGAAGCCGTACCGGTCCGGATGTAACGGATTCCCCCACTGCTCCGGATGCGCCGCCGACACCGCCGCGCATGAAGCCGAATCCGCCGAGGCCACCATTCGCGCCGCCGCTGCCAGGTCTGGCGGTGACGAACGTCCCGAACGACGAGTTGCCGCCGTCGCCGCCGGATGTGCCTCCGGCGCCGACAGTTACGGCGATGGGGCCGGCGCCGATGTCGACTGCCCGGATGTGCTCGCGCACCACCGCGGCACCACCGCCGCCGCCTGCTGTCGAGCTGCCACCGCCTCCGGCGGCCCGCAGGATGACGTCGACGCCGATGACGAAACCTGTGCTCGGCGTGTAGAAACCGTTGCTGGTGTAGACGGTGAGGGTGGCGTACACCTATGTGGTCCGTTCGATGACGAACAGGATTCCGTTGGCGCCAGGCCCTCCGCGGGTCGAGGAGATTCCTCCACCGCCGCCACCGCCGCCGCCACCACCACCTGGAAATGCTCCTGCGCCGGCTACGGTGCTGTTGGTTCCGCCGCCGCCACCACCACCGCCGGTCGCGATGATGCTGGAGGGCGCTGATCCGTTCCCGCCGCCGCTGGCGCCGCCGGGAGAGATGCCGCCGATGCCGCCGGACGCGCTCGCCACGAAACCGCCTCCGCCGCCTCCACCTCCGCCGCCACCGCCGTGCAGGTCATATGCGGACGTGCTGTTTCCACCGACTGTCGCTGCGACGTTGGCTGATCCGCTGTGGCCGCCTGTTCCGCCGGTGCCGCCGGGGATCATCCCGGCGCCGCCGATGCCCCCGGCGCCGCCGCCCTGCAGGATTCCGTACAGGCCGCCTTGGCCGCCGCCTGCCGTGAGGTATGAGCCGAAGGAGGTGTCGCCGCCGCCGGTGCCGGGGGTGCCGTGAGACCCGCCGTTGCCGTAGGTTCCGCCGGCGCCGATGGTGATGGGGATCGGCGCGAATCCGCCGCCGGGGAGGGTGGCCAGCAGGGAGGCCGGCACGTTGAAGTGGATCTCGCCGCCCCCGCCACCGCCACCGCCACCGGCTGAGTCGTTGGCCTGGACTTCGCCGTCGCCGCCACCACCGCCGGCTCCGGCACCGATGATGATGACGTCGATGCTGAGGATGCCGGCGCTGGGCGTGTAGGTGTTGTTGCTGGTGAAGACGGTTGCGACGCCTTGCAGGATGAGTTGCTCGAAGGCCTCGGTGAGTTCGGTGATCGACTGGCTGTGGTCGTTGATGATCGGCAGCGCCGCGACGTACCCGTTGTCGACGGTGCCGAAAATCGCATCGATGACGGTCGCGAATCCGCCGAGGATCGCGGCGATTCCGGCGCCGATGAAGCTCAGGATCATCGCGATCAGGCTGTTGCCGAGCCCGGAGAACTGTGTCGAGGTGAACTGGTCCTGCAGTGTTTGGGTGACGTTGCCCTGGGTGTGGGTGGACTTGGCCGGGATGGAGCCGTCGGTGCCGGTCAGGCCCCATTCGCCCGGAGTGAGCCCGCTGGATCCGGCCGGGTTGGTCATCGCCGGGTGAATGCCTTCAGATCAGCGGTGAGCTGTGCCAGGTCGAAGCCTTCCGGCGATCGGCCGGCGGTGAGGAACTCGCGCGAGAGGTAGACGATCGCCTCGTCGCAGAACCGCCGGTAGAAGGCGGGCGTCATCTCCTGGATGGCGCCCCAGGTGGCAACACAGAAGTTGCCGCTTCGCCGAGCAAGTGACGAAATGTAGTGGCCGCCGAGGATTTTCGGGTTGCCGTGGCGCACGTCCCACGGCTTCCCGGCGTCGAATTCCGCTTCGGCGTAGTCCGGGACGCGGATTCCCACGCCGACCGCGCCGAAGATGTAAGTGGCCGCGGCGAGCTGGTCGGGGTCGCCCGGGGTGAGCGCGATATACGCGCCGACCTTGTGCCGCTTGCCGGTCGCGTCGACGATGCCGACGCGGCGCCGATAGCTGGCCGCGACCTGCATGTCGGTGCCCTGGTCGGTGCTCGGGTCGTCCGGGTTGAAGCCGGTCACCGCGGTGTAGTCCGAGAGCACCGAGTCGGGGGTGAAGACCGGCTTCTGGCCGGCGTCGGCGCACCAGGACATGGTTTCGTGGGCGGCACCGGCCCACACGCAGTCGCCGAATTCGTCGTTGCCGAGCATTTCCCATGCGTGGACGAGGTTTTCGTGCCCGAATTCGGCGGGAATCTTCGGCAGCACGCTGGCGTGGTCGAAGTAGTCGGCCAGTTTCAGCTGGACCGAGTTGATCCGGGCCGGGGTTTTGCCGTATTTGCGCATGCAGGGGCCTCCTGAAGGCAGGCAGAAACGACAACTGCCGCCCGGGAGTGAGCGGCAGAGGTAAAGGGAGGCAGGAAGGTTCAGCTACCGAGGGCGGCGCGCATGGCTGCGGCTTTCGCCTCGTGCCCGGCTTCCTGGATGATCGGGATCGCGATTCGCAGCTGCTCGGACAGCAGCACGATCCGGTCGTCGAGCTTGTCGATCTGTCCTTCGAGGCGGGTGACCTTGTCCTCGAGGCGCTGGTTACGCACGTCGACGCGGTCGGCGAAGTCGTTGGCCGTCTCGACGAGGGCCCTGGTGTAGTTGGCCTGGTTCATGCGGCGCTGGAACAGCGCGCCGATGAGCGTGACGAGGATCGCGCTGCCGCCGGCGCCGACGAGCAGGTTGCCGATGTTGAGCAGTTCATTCATCGCAGTCCAGCTCTCTGACCTTGGCCGCGACCGCGCGTAGCTTGCGGATGTCGCGCACGACCAACATGAGCGCGCACATGCTCAGCGCCAGGCCGAGCCACATCGCCAGAGTTGCGCGTCCGGCGTAAACGGTCTGGCCGAGTGCGACCGCGTAGGCGAGCAGGGCCGCTGAGACCGCCGAGTCACCGGATAGTTGCAGCCACAGACCGACGACATGGCGCGGCTCGGACCAGGACCCTATGAAAGTGAGAATCGGCCCGAGGACCAGCAGGACCAGCCAGCCTGCGTTGAACCATGGGCCGAGGGTGTCGGCGACCGCGTTGGGTAGCTGGCCGAGGAGCAGTCCTTGCGCGCCGGCGCAGACCAGGGCGAGGTAGACCATCCGCTGGTAGCCGCGCACCGATTCGCCATCGATGTAGTTGGCGACCCGATCGGGCAGGCTCGGCCATTCAGGCAGGCGCATGGAACCTTCCGGCGCCGGCCGCGGTGCACGCGGCGAACAGCGCGGCCAGGAAGAGCCAGATGATGACGCCGCCCCACCCGACTTGCGGGTTGCGGGCGGCGACGACGCCGACGCACCAGGCGAAGCAGCCTGACCAGACGGTGCATCCGGCGAATCCGATCCAGATGATCGGCAGGAGCCGCACTGCGAATCCGAGCAGCCCCATCAGCGCGGATCCGAGGAGCACGACGCCCCACGATTGGGGGGCGCCGGGGACCTGCATGGCGACGTCGTAGGCGGGGGTGGACCAGCGGCCGGCGCCGCCGATGATCGTGACCATGCCGTAGATGGCGGCGAAGGTGAGGATCGCGATCGCTGTGAGGCGTGTGAACCCGGCCGCGACCGACGGTTCGATCGCGGGGACGTTACTGGCCATCGTCGCCTCCCCGGTCGATCACTTCGATCACATCCCCTGCGCGCTTGAGGAATACGAGTACCGGGGTGAGGGCCATCGCGATGCCGCTGACCCAGCCGGCCGCGGTGGACAGGCCGCCGGTGGACAGGTCGCTGGCGATCAGGGTGAGGATGGCGATCGCCGCGGTGGTGAGCGCGACAAAGGCTTTCGCGAGCTGGGCAGGCTTGTAGGCGAGGGGGTTGAGCGAGGCCTTGGCCATGACTACTCCTTCGGGGTGAGTGCGGCGAGGATCTGCGCGTTCTGGGCGAGAATTTGCTCGTTCTGCCGCAGCAGCTGCGCGACGGCGTTGACGAGGGTTCGTTTGGGGGTGTCGCTGTCGGGGCCGTCGCCGAGCTGGGTCCAGCCGCCGAAGTTCGGGTCGCCGCACACCTGGGTGAGGAGTACCGCGATCGCTTCGGTGAGGTAGCGGTCGCGGTCGGGTGCGGTTTCGACTGCGCGGCCAAGGATTTCGAATCCGGCGCCGTCGGGGCCCATCAGCTGGGTGGCAATCTGCTGCGCTTCGTCGGCCATGGGGTCCTCCTGGGGTTTCCACTGCCCGAAATCGGGGGTAAGGGCGTAGTTGTCGTCGACGCGCACGCCGAAAACCCAGGGCTGCTCGTTGTTCTGCTGCCACAGGTTCACGTGCGCGAGATCGTCGGCGCGGACGCCGGCGCGCCAGTCGCCGACGAAGAGGTCGCGGCCGTCGCCGGCCATCCAGTAGAAGTCGGCCAGGCCGCGGGCCTTCGCTTCGCGCATCACCGGCGCGAAGCCGTACACGGCGCGGCCGCGGTGACCGAGCGCCGACTCCTGGAATCCGCGCAGGCACTCCATGACCGCGCTCATCTCGCTGGCGTTGGCGGGTTGGAAGTCGACCGACATGTAGACGTGCGCGGATTCGAGATCGAGTTCGGTGAGCTGGGCCGCACACAGGTCGCCGCGGTCCTTGCCGACCGTGTATCCGCCGAGGCACCAGTTCGGTTGCGCGTCTTCGAAGTTGAGGACGATCGTCAGGCCGTGGGCCTTGTAGCTGGCGGCTTCGCTCGCGGAGACGTAGTCCGGGAATCGGGTGGTGTTCCAGTCGGCGCGGCGCAGGTAGAAGATGCGGCCGGTGTATTTCGAGGCGGCGACGGTGGCGCCGGGGTCAGTGATGGCGCCGACGATGGCTCCGGTGTCGAACAGCATCGGCGCGGCGGGCCGCACCGGTATGGGTCCGCTGCCCATGGCTACCTCCGTGGGGGTCCGATGAACTGGGTGAGGATCGTGCGCCACAGCGGATTGCGGGCTGTGGCATAGCCTTTCGGCGGGACCAGGGAGGCCAGCTGGGCGAGGCTGATCCAGTACTCGAACGGCCAGAAGCCGGAATCGGCGACGTAGACCGCCGGCCATGCCGGGTTGTCGTCGTAGCCCATGAGCGCGATGTAGTGGAGAACTTCGCCGCCGCCGTAGCGCGGGCTGGTGGATCCGTTAACGCCGATCGGGTAGTTGCCAGGCGGGGCGTCGATGTTGGCGACCAGCCCGTATCCGTCGTCGATGGATGCGGTGATGTCCGCCCACAGCTGCGCTGTCTGCGCCGGGGTGGGCGGATCTTGGCGCAGGTGGGTGGTGGTGTAGAGGCCTGCGCCGAGATACCGGTTGAGGATCGGCGCGATGTCGTCGATGTCGCCGGTGCCGTCGAACGTGGTGCCGATCTCGGTGGCCAGCTCCTGCTCGGCGACGACGATGCCGCGGCCGTTGAGCACGACCTGCGTGGACGCGGGCCCGCACCACCATCCGGTTTCCTGCGGGATGACGCTATGGTCGAAGGTCAGAACTCGTTGCGTCACTGCGCTTCCCGATCTTCTTCGATGGCCTTGCGGAGTTCGGCGAGCCGATCGAACGCTGCCGGCAGCTGCGCGCGCTGCTCGGCGAGCTCGGCCTGACGCTCCTCGTCGGTCATCGAGTTGATGCGTTCGAGCAGCCGCGGGTTGACCTTGCCGAGGACTTCCTCAGCCTTGGCGCGCATGCTCTGCTCGGCGGCCGCGGGATCGGACTGGGTGGCCAGCCACGCCTCGTACTCCTCGCGGTCGACGATCTTCGGCACGTTGAGATAGCCGGCCTCCGGGTGGTCGCCGGGGATCAGCCATTTCGTCTGCAGCTCCGGGTGGTGGCGGAAGCCGAAATCGGTCAGGCGTTCCGAGAATTCGGCAACAACCAGGGGGTGCAGCGCGACGTCGCCCATCTGCCGGTTCGGCGCCGGGAAGCTGCCCAACGCCCAGGCGTGGTGCTGGCGCGGGTCGGACATGTCGGCGTTGGCTTGGGTGACCGGGACAGCGCGCAGCAGATCGTTCGGATTCACGATGGGTTCTCCCTGCAAGCGAAGGTCAGGACAGGAGGTGGACGCCGATGTTCTGGAGCACGGACAGCGCGAAGCTGATCTGACGGGTTTGCCTCTCCGCCAACGACATTGCGGCCTGGGCTTGCCCGATCTGGACCTTGTATTCGTGGGGTTGCCCGGAGTCCCAGTCCCAGGCGAGGTCGACCGATTCGACGAGGTCGACGCGGATGGTGGAGGTGGCTTGCTCGAAGGTGGATCCGATGCGGTCGCCGGGCATCATCATCAGCCCGGGCAGGAACCGCCCACCGGATCCCATCTCCATGACGTGCGCGGCCTGGCTCTGGGTCGCCAGGAACGCACCGCGCAGCGCGACTACCGCGCCCAGGCTCCACGCGTTGTTCTCGGCGCCCTGGCCGAAGACCTCCAGCAGGTGGACCCAGCCGAGATTGTGTGCGCGCGAGTGGTTCTGCCATTCCAGCCAGGCGAAAATCGTGCCGACCAGGAATGGCATCACGACGTCGGCGATAATCGAACCCAGGCCGGAGAAGCCGCCCAGCAAGAAATATCCGATGAGGGCGCCGATACTTTCGATCGTCAATTGCGTGAGCTGATCGACCAGCGGGTTGTCGCCGCCCACGATCGCGCGCACCGCCGAGGCTGGCCCCCACGTCCATTCCGACGTTTCGACATTCGAATATTTGCTGTCGCGTATGACGATCCACGTTCGCGTCGGATCGCCTGGGCCGACGTAGCCTTCGTCGTAGTAGCTGGGCGGCCAGGTCTCGACATCACCGGCGATGGTCTGGGTATCTTCGACGAACCCATCGGCCCAACCCTGGACGGTGCGAGAGAAGCCGCCGGCCAGGCCACCGCCGGTGGCCACGCCATCGGGCGAGTAGTAGCCGGAGGTATCGACAACCTCCAGAACCAGTGCGCCATTGGCGACCTCGGGCACGCCGGGTACATCGGACACCTCGCCGTCGACGGTGAGGATCCGCCGGTAGCGCATGGTCAGCTGGGCGTCGTCGAGCGCGTTTTGGATGACCTGATCCATGCGGTTCATCCGGGTCGCCAGCAGCGTCCACACCGAGCTGTCGTCCAGGTCGATGGGGTTCGCTTTGATCAGGACTTGCCAATTGCTCCAATCGAACAATGTGCCAAAGGAATCGACCGCGAATGGATCGTCGGGCAGATTGAACGGATTTCCCTCTGTACGAATAAGATTCAGCAGAATTAGGATAGAAATTGCCCATTTCGCCGGGCCGAACACCGGGAGTACACGCGGAAATTGGAACAGCGTGATGGGCAAAAGCGGGTTCGGTGCACCGAGCAGGAATTGCAGATATTGGAGGTCGTCGATGAATGTGATCTCCAGGTACCACAGGCCATTCTTTTTGATGGCCTTGAAGTACTTCATCAGCCCGGACCAGCGGACCTTGCCGCCGTAGTGGTCGACGGTCAGGACCACGTTCTTCTTCGCGTCTGGGTCGTCGGGGATGCCGATGACCCATTTCGCGAGGTAGTGGTCCAGGCGCAGCCGCAGAGTGCCGGTGGTGCCGAATTGGTTGCGCTTGAACTGGAATCCGCCCGCGATCGAGTCTGTCGCGGCACCCATCAGGATCAGCCCGGCCGATCCGTCGGGCCGGTTGGTCCACATCCGCGGCAGCGGACGGGCGCGGCGCATCGCCTCGAGGGCGTCGCGGCGCGCCTGGGCGCCGGCGTGGATCTCGGCGTGGGTGGGCAGCGTGGTGGTCACAGCGTCACCCCGAAAGGCCGCGAGTACCAGCGGTCGCACTCGATCGTCGCGGTGGCGCCGGGGGCCGCGCCGACCACTGAGACTGTGGTCTCGAACGGCGGCGTCTGTGCCTTGACCGGGTAGATCAGCTCGCGGCCGCTGGAACGCATCCACGGCCCGAATCCGCCGGCGATGGTGAGCATGAACGGCTTATCCGGGTTGGTGTCGAGCTCGACGTCCTCACCGGCCAGCAGCTGCACCACGTCGAAGGTGAGGTCGGTGTCCTCGCCCGGGTCGCGCTGGAAGTCCAGTTCCTGCCCGAGCGAGGGATCAGGGATCGTCCACTTGGTCGCCGGGGCGTTCAGCGTCCACCGCGGGAAGATCGGGACGTCGCCGGGATTGCCCGGGTGCATGAAGTGTGAGTTGGTGGCGGTGCCGCCGGCGGTGACGGTCCACGATTCGGTGACTGGGGCGGAGTACCAGTGCGGCATTTCCGCGGCCGCCGACACCATGATCGTGTTCGCTTCGTGGTTGTGCGGGTCGCCGCCTTCCCACTCGCCGGACTCGAAGGCCTTCGGGTCCTCGAGTAGCCGCATCTGCAGGCGGCGGGTGCCGTATTTCGAGGTGGCCTCGAGCATGAACGTCTGGTCGTACATGCCGAGGTCCATGCGGACCTGGTCGGCGATGTAGATGTCGTCTTCGGGGTCGTCTCCGGAGATGACCAGACCGAACAGCGGATCCCGGCGTTTGAAGCTGTATCCCTGGTATTTCTGAAGGGAGCCACCGGATTTGATCCAGAACGTCTCCGCCGGGGAGTCGTAGAACTGTTTCGGCTTGGGCATCAGTTCCACGCCTTGGGCGCCCTGGTCCGGGCCGGAGATGTCCCAGCGCCGGCCCGATGGTGCGATGAGGGCCAGCGCCAGGAAATCACTCATCCCAGAGCCGCCATGAGTCCGATTGCATGCTTGGAGGCCTCCCGTTCGACGAGGTCGGCGAGGTCGTTGACGCTGGCGACGCGGGCGTTGATCGTCGGCGAATACGTCGATCCACGACCGGCCGCGACCGGTGCGCTGCTGTTGGCGAAGGCGGCCGGGTTGATGCGGTCCGGAGACCAGGCCGAGGAATTGATCGACTCCAGCAGCGGGATCGCGGAATCGAAGGTCTCGGTCTGGTGCGGGCTGAGCACCCGTTCCGGGCGCAGGATGTTCTTCGCGAGGAATCCGAAGCCGCTGGCTATTCCGCCGTCGTCGTACCAGTGCGGCGACTGGGCCTGCCAGAAGCTCCACGCGCTGGCCGGATCGCCGTAGCGCTGCTGGATGTAGCGCTCGCCGTAGACGGCCTGCAGCTTCGGGTCGGAGGTCTTCGTCCCGCCCACCGTGGCCCAGGTTTGGTCGAGAAACTGGAACAGCCCGTAGGCGGTGCTCTCCGGGTTCTGCGCGGTCGGGTTCCACGACGATTCGTGCGAAACCAGCTGATCGAGTGCGGCCCACTCGGCGCCCACGTCCCAACCCTGGTCGCGCACAACCTGTTTCACCGTGTCGACAACTCCACCAGCGCCGACACCGGATTGAGCGGCCCCGGTGGCGGCGTTCTGGCCGGAGGTGTCGCCGGTGGTGGGCGCGGAGGATTGCGGGGTGAAGGTGGTGGCCAGCGACGGCAGGTTCTTCGGCGTGTAGGCGTACCCGCCGAGCTGGCCGTTCTGCGAGTAGAAATTCACCACGGTGTTCAGGTCGCGGTTGTAGACGTTGTTCGACGACAAGATGCTGTTTTCCAGCCCGAACGCCGATAGCAGTCCGTTCGCCAGGATGCCGCCGGCCTTGGAGAAGATCCCTTGCAGCGACAGCGCGTCGGTGTCCTGCTTGTCGCCGTTGGCCAGCGTGTTCTGCGCCTGGATGTATTTGAAGTCCGCGGCCTGCTTGTCGGCCGCGGTCGAGTTCGGGTCGGCGTAGATACGGTTGCGTTCGCTGTTGGCGGCGTCGACGGCGGCCTGGTTCTGGGCCTTCTGCAGCTGCTTGTCCGACACCCGGCCCGGCAGCGGCGCCTGCGGGTAGAGCGTCGGCGTCGAAGTCACCCCGGGCGAGCTGCCGGCGAGACCACCGACACCGCTGGTCTGCGCACCGCCGGAGATCATCGGCAAATAGGCGTGCTCGGTGAACATGGGGTGATTCGCGCCGACCGCCGCGCCGCCGTACATGACCGTGTTGGTCGCCCCGCCGCTCTCCACGTTGACACCGGACGGCAGTGTGCCGGCGGTGTGGCCGCCCTCGGGCATCGACGGATCGTTGATCCAGCCGACGCGGAAGTCTCCGTAACCGCCTGCGCCGCTTTGGAATCCGTGCGCACCGAGCCAGGGGCCCTCGTTGGCGGTGCCCATGCGGCCGGACTTCGGCGGCAGCCCGGTCGCGATGTTGGCCAGCTCGGAGATGAAGCCCGAGCAGTCCTCGTCGCCGCCGTAGGGCTGCCCGGACCGTGATTGCGCGAACTGATCCAGGGCGGCGGCCGCGGCCTGCTTGTCGGGCTGCTGGCCGCCGATCTTGCCGCCGTCTTCGTAGCCGGGCAGCTTCGGGAAGGTGCCGGCGTGGATCGCCGTGAGCTCGCGGTCGTACTTTTGCGAGTTGTGGCGGTCGATCACCCACTCCCCGCCGTCGACCCGCGCCACCGGCATGCCGGCCGCGTTGACCGCCAGGAAGCCGTCGCGGCGCTCGGTGCCGGGCCCGCGCGTGGGTAGCTTGCCGCCGGCGGCATGGCCAGGGGTGTTGAGGTACTGGTACCAGGACGGCGGAGGTGCAGCGTTCGGGTTGCCCTGATACGACAGGCCGGGCGTGTGCTCGGTGCCGGTGATGCCGAGGGTCTGCAGCTGCATCCACACCGGCAGCTGGCCCTGCTTGGCGATCACACCGTTGAGGAAGTCCTCATACTTCGCGATCGCGAGGCTCGCCTGGTCGGTGTTGGCGGTGAAGACGGCCTTGAACTCGCCGCTAAGCGGGATGTAGTGCTTGAGGAGGCTGTCGGCCTGCTGCTGGGTGTAACCCATCGATTCGATCTGTGCCAGAGCGGAATTGCGGATGTCGTTCGACATCTGCTCCGCAGCGGCCTTGGCCTGATCCGCGGTCTGGCCGTGCTGGATCGCATCGCGGTACGCGGCGGAAGTAACTTGCTCCCACGCTGGCGCGAGCTGGCTGTCCAACAGGTTCTTGAGTGCGTCGCCCTTGGCGGTGGTGGTGTCGATGCTGCCGTCCGCGCGGATCACCGCACCGGTCGCAGTGTCGGCATCGGTAGCGAAGGCTCGCAGTGCCGCGTTGACCTTCTGCTGGGCGTCCTCGAAGGTGAGTCCGCCCTTACGCTGCCGTTCCAGCGCTTGGGTGGCGGCGTCGATGCTGTTCGCGGCGTCCTTGTTCTTGTCGCCCAGATCCCCGATGGCCTTGGCGACCGGTGTCGCGGCCGTCGCGTCCAGCGCCCATTCATCGCGCAGCAAGGTCAGTTGGTGGGCAGCTTCGCGGCCGCCGGTGCCCATGCCGCTGAGCTTGTCGATCATCGCGTCGAATTCCGGCTTGGCGCCGGTGATCTTCGCTGCGAGTTGGTCGTTGGCCAGGCCGAGCTGATCGAGCGCGTCCCGCGACGACTTGTCGAGGCGGTCGTCAGTCTCGCGGGTCTTCTCTTTGTCGATCGTTCCCTGGCCGACACCCACCAGCCGCCCATAGACCGCCGGGGCGAGCTTGAACTTGTCGCGCCAGGTCGGGATGTCGGCGGCGTTGGTCGCCCATGCGTCGCGAAGTCGCTTGACGCTGTCGGCTTCTTGGTCGAGTACAGCGGCGTCGGTGACGCCGTGTGACAGGCTCAGGGCCTTCTGCAGGGCGCGGTCCGCGGCGACGGCGTCATCGGTCTGCTGCTTGAACCGGGCCATCGCGGCGCTGCCCTTGTCCGCCTCGTCGACGAAGCCGGCGACGACGGAGCCAGCGACCACAAATGCTGTGGTCCAGGGGTTTCCGAGGATGCTCAGCAGGCCGGAACCGGCGGCCTTGAGTTTGCCGACGCCCTTGGTTTCGGAGCCGGCGTCTCCAGCTACCGAGGCGAGGCCGCTGATGGCGAGTTTCGCGCCGTCGACGATGGGCCCGATGGTTTTGAAACCGGCGTAGGCGACGACCGCGGCCTCCACGAGGCCGGGGTGGGCCGACAGCAGGCTGGTCAGCGCGTTGAGGAACGGCAGCGCGATTTCCGACCAGGTGTGCATGCCGCTGACGACGCCCTGCAGGATGCGAGGCAGATCCTCGAGGATCGGCTTGAGTTTGGCTGCCTCCGTCCGCGCGTCATCGAAGAACCGGCGCATATCCGATTGGCCGTCAGTGGATTTCAGGAACGCCGCCATCCGGCCTGTGAGTTCGTCGAGCGAGCGCAGCGTCTGCCCGTCTCCTCCGGCGGCGCGGAAAACTGACGCGATCGCGGACCCGATGTGCTCGGTGATCTTCAGCAGTTCGCGGCCGGAGTCGATGCCGTCCTGGATCCACCGCTTCAGCGAGCCGTCGGTGGCGGTGCGCTGGATGAGTGCGTCGAACTTGATCGACAGCTGTGCGACTGAAATGCCCATCTCGGGCAGGAAGTCGGACCCGACGGTTACCAGCTTCGTCATGGCGTCGGTGAACGGGCGCGCACCGATGGCGGCGTTGGCGAAGCCGGACGCGGTGTTATCCAGGGTGGTTTTGAAGTCGAGCTTGTTCTGCTGCGACGACAGCGAGTCCAGGACGCCGCGCAACCCGGTGTTCAGCGCGGTGTTGATCCCGATGATGCCGTTCTTGGCGTTCGGCAGTTGCTGGTCAGCAAGGTATTGAATGTCCGGGCCGAGGTGGGCGGTGAGCGTGTCCTGGCCGGCCTTGCCGACGTCTTTCCACGCCGGGCCGAGCGAGTGGATGTCGCGCACCAGCTGCGCCGCGTTGGGCGACAGCTTCGCCATCTCGTCGGCGAGCTTGCTTCCACCGGCCGCCGCCTCGTTAGAATCGCGCTGCGCACGGCGCAATTGCTCAGTAGCGGTGACGATTTCGTGCTCTGCGGCGGCTTGCGCCTTGGCGGCCGCCGTGACCTTGTCCTTGCCGGCGACGACTTCCTTGCTGCCCTCGACGCCCTTGGCGTTGGCCTCGGCGGTGTCCTGCGCCAGGTCCTGAGTCTTGTTCTGCTGCTCCTTGAGCCGCTGGACCGATTCGTTGTAGTTCAGCAGGGCGCGGCGCCGAGTGATCGAATCGGCGCTGGGATCGAACTGCACTTGCTGCAGCCGCCTGGCTGCTTCCTCGACGCCGATCGACGCATCCTCGGTGGCCAGTTTCTGGTCTTCGAGCTGGTCGTTCATGTCGCGCAGCGACCGCGCGCCATCGCGGTAGGCGTCGTTCAGATCCTGCTGACTACGCAGGGTGGTCCGGCTGGCGTCGGCGGCCGATTGCTCCGCCTGACCCACCCGGTACTGGGCTTCGGAGACGTCGAACAGGCTGTCGGACTGCTTCTTCGCCGACTCCGAAGCGGAGTCGGACTGCTTCTTCATCTCCTTGAAGACAGCCGGGATACCCTTCAAACCGACTGCGGCTGATGCGATTCCAGCGAGACCAGCGAAGCCGACTGCCGGGATGAGCGCGACCGCGTGCGCGGCGACACCGGCGGCGTCGGCAATGGCCAGCAGATCCGAGATCGCGCCGGCCGCACCGATCACGCCGGCGATCTTCAGCGTCACGCTGCCGGCGGATGCCAGATCTTTCGCTATCGACGACAGATCGGACTTCAGCTTGCCGGTATCCAGGTCCGCCTTCACCGGCACCTTGACCGGCCGCTTCTCCTGGGTCTGCCGGAACCCTTCGGTCTTGGATTCCGCCGCGGCGGTGTCGGCATCGACCTTGACGTCGACGTCGCGTTCGGCTTCCTCCCGGAAGCCGGTGACCGCGGCCTCGGCGGAGGAAGTGTCCGCGTCGACGTCGACCCGGACTCCGCGCGCGGCCTCTTCCTTGACTTCCTTGATCGCCGCTTCCGCCGCCTCGACGTCAGCGTCGACGGTGACGTTGATGCCGCGCTCCGCCTCGGCGCGGAAGCCTTCGACCTCGGCTTCGGCGGCCTTGGTGTCGGCGTCGAACCGGACGTTGGCCTCCAGCCCCATGGACTCGAGTTCGGCCTTCGCCTCGTTGACGAAGTTCTTGAAGGAGGGCCGTACCCGAATAGCCGCGGTACCGGCGTCATATGTAGGCATTCGCCCCTCCTTCCGGCGTCAGGGATCCAGTTGCGGTGTGAGATCGATGTGCGTCGGGCTGAATTGCGCGACAAGGCGATTCATGCGGTCCTGCCGCTTCGCGACCTTCACGAACTCGATTGCGGTCAGTGGCCGCGGCAGACGTGCGGAGCCGTCGTGGGTGGTCTGCTTGTAGAGCAGATCGGCGATATCGGCGAGCAGGCTCATCTGCGCCGTCCACCCGAACAGCGGCGGGTTCTTCGCCTTCTTGAGCTTCTTCCGCTTCTCGGCCAGTCGCGGATCCAGCAGGATCGCGGTGTTGTAGGCCGTGCCCGGCTGCTCGGCGAATTTGTCAGCGAAGCGCAGGAACTGCGCCCAGCTGCGTTTGCCGGCGATCCAGTCCAGTGCGTCCCAGGTGCACTCGTGGGCGAAGTCGAATTCGAGTGGGACCCAATAGTCTTCGACTAGTTCGAAGACTCTTCGGATTTTCCCTCGTCATCGCCGGTTCCCGGGAAGAAGTGGCGCCACACATCGCGGGTCATGGCGATGTACTGCTTGTTCGGCAGCTCCGCGTACAGCGCGAACACCGCGTCGGCGGCGTCGCCGAGCAGCGCCCGGTCGGCCTCTTCGCCTGCGGGTGCGGCCCAGAAGGCCTGCATCTGTTTGCGGGTGGGTTCCTTGATCCGGATCTTCTCGGTGAGGATGTAGTCCTCGATCGGCGGCACTTCCTCCTTGAGGTCGTAGAAGCGGCCGATCTTGGGCGCGTTGGCACGCGTGCGTTGTGTAGCCATGAGAATGCCTCCTCGGCAATCGATTTCCCCGGCTGATCAGAGCCGCCTGCACCCCGGCCGGGGTGCGGGGTGCAGACGGCGTCTGTCAGCTGGCGTCGGCTTCGAAGCCCGCGGCGACTGCCAGCGGCTTCCAGCCCTTGCCCGCGTAGCTGATGCGGGTCGCGTAGCCGAGGGTCTTGTGCTTGAGCAGCTGCAACGTGACCGGGTACAGCGCGATGCCGTCATCGTTGTAGGTGATGTCGCCCGACTTCTGCAGCGTCGCCCGGCCGGAGTCGAGGATCGTGTAGATCTCGTGGTCTTCCTCGCCGTCGAAGCCGATCATGATCAGCGAGTACTCGATGTTGAACGCGGACTCGCTGATCTCGAGGTTCACCTCACCCGAGGAAGGATTGGACTTCTCGTTGGTGAAGTCCTGCCCCCAGAACGCGCCGAGAGACACCGCCGAGGTCTGCTGCATCGTGAAGTCCACGGTGGTGTCGCGGGACTTGCGGATGATCCGCGTCGGGCCCTGCTCGCCGTAAGTTTCGACGGGGGTGCTGTTGATCGCCGTGGCGATCTTGGTGCCGGCCTTCTTGTCCAAGTTGCCGACCGGAACGTAGATCTCGGGCAGCGGCAGGATCACGCCGGCGGCGTCGGTGAAGGCCACCGGGATCGCCGTGTTCTTCGGGGCCAGGTAGATGGCCCAGTCGAGAACGGCAAGTTCGAGATCGGGATTGCCCTGCCGGACATCGGTCGCGAAATCACTCATGGTCTTGCGCTCCTTCCGCCCGTGACATGGGCGTGAATCCGCGCACCAGCAATCTGGTGCGGGGAGGGAAAGGGGTGGCTACACTGAGCGGGTTTTTCGGCCGTGCGCCGATCCGTCTCAGCTCTTGGGGGCACCGCTATGGGCACCGCGTTTCGCCTGATACCTGCAGCTCTGCTCGCCGCAGCTGTATGCGCCGGCACCGCTGCGTGCGGTGACTCGCCGCGACCGACCGCGACCGTGTACGGCGATTTCGTTCTGTCGTCGAGCTGGGCCTACCGCGACGACAAGGGACAGCTGATCCGCCCGGCCGAACTCGCCTCCGACGCAAATACGTTCGGCTGGACGTGCACCGGAATCGGCACCTTCCAGGACGTCACCGAAAACGCCGTCGTCACCCTGCTGGACGGGTCCGGAGCGTCGATCGCCACCGGAAAAGTCGCCGGATCGCAGGAAACCCTTGGCCCGGACAACAAGAGCCGGTGCACGCTGCACTGGACGATCGACAAGGCGCCGAAGCATGTCTCCGGTGCGCAGGTCCGCGTCGGGCAGCACCCTGCGTCGGCGTTGAACTCCGACTACGACGAGGGCTACGCGACGGTGAACCTGGTCCAGTGACCGCGCCGGGTCAGCTGGCCAGCGCCCACATGCGCTGCAGAGACTCCCGGATCTTCTGGTAGTCCGGCAGCCCGCGTTGGCGCCGGCAGATGACGCGGAAGGTCAGCGGCACCATCCGGTCGTCGGGGTTCAGTTCCGGAAGCTGCTGCGGCCCCACCATTTCCTCGACCGTGTCGATCAGCGTCTTGCTCCCGTCGGCGCGGTAAACGGTGCCGCCGGACTGATACGACAGCAGCCACTGCCGGCAGTACTCCATCAGCTCCCACGACGCCGCCCTGGTCGCGGCGATCACCGCGACCTGGACCGAGGCCGGGTCGCGCAGCGAACCGACATCGGTAGCGCCGCCGCCGCGGTACACACGGATCACCGGCAGCCGGTCGCGGTAGTCGCTCGGCAGCCATGTGCAGGCGTACGGGCGGCGGGCATCGCCGTCGTCGTACACCTGGTTTCCGTCGTCGTCGAGCACGTCGACGAGGTTGAGCACGGGCTGCAGGGCATCCATCACGACGAGCTCGCGGTCCGGGAAGCCGCCCTTCCACCAGTTCGGGAACCGGAGGCTGCTCATACGCGCGCCATGATGTTGAGAACCTTGTTCAGGTCGTGGTGGCCAGCGATGATCCGCTCATCGCCGTCGTCGGTGCCGAATTCATGGCTTGCCGCGTAGGGCGCGGTGACCGCCAGCGTGCCCATCCACCGGCCCTGCTCGAGTTCGGTGAAGATGCGGGTCGAGGCGGCGAGGCGGCCGGTGCGTTTCGCGACGACCTCCCGATACAGCGCCTCGTACAGCTCCAGCGACAGCCAGATCATGGCTCGGCACTCCGGGCCCTTCTCGTACAGCTGGAAGAACTTGTCCTCGATGTAGACGTCTTCCACGTCAGAACACCCCCTTCAGGCGCACGACCATGCCGGGTTGCTTGCCGGTGTAGGGGCTGCGCCAGGTGACCGGGTCGCCGTCGACGGTGTAGGTGCGGCCGTTGGGCAGCTTCACGCGGTCGCTGTTTTTGATGTCCGACCCTGGCGGGCAATACATTTGGACCCACGCGAGCACGGTCTCCCGCTGCTCGTGGTTCTCGGTCGTGTTGCCCCAGCCGATCGCGCAGTTCTGGATATCGTGCGGCGCCGGTGCGGTGGCTGGATCTCCGGTTCGGTCGCCCTTTGCGGGCCTGTAAACCGTTACGGTTTCACCGAATTGGAAGTTCATGCCCACATCAGGGTTGACAGACAATGGTCTGACCGCCTGGGTATCGGTACGACAGCGCGACAGCTTCGTCGGCGGGCGACAGCATCGTCTGGCCGCCCACGGCCCAGCCGGCGAAGGTCAGCGTTTCGCTGAACGGGCCGGTGGTGTCGGTCGCGGTGACGACGCCTGAGAGCGCCCGCGCGTCGACGTTCAGCACGCGGGCGACGACTTCGGCGATGGTCTGGCGCACGAGATCCGGCACTTCGCCGCCGTGGCTGTAGGTGACCGTCACGAATTCGTGGGAGGCCAGTGGGCAGCCGTTTCGGCTGACCCACAGCAGCTGCCCACTCCACCGGTGGTCGACCGCGTCGCCGCAGTCGTCGACCACACTGGCCACCGCGGTGACCGGCTCCTGTTCGAGCCGGATCTGGCCACCGTTGGACTTCAGGCGCACCGTCGACGAGCCGGGGGTGAAGTCCTGGCGGGCCTTGCGCCGGAACAGATCCGAGGCCTTGGCGAGGATGCCGGACACGCGGGCCTGTTCCGTTTCGGTCAGGGCCCGACCGAGCTGCGTCGCGACATCCTCGCTGCTGGCCAGCGGATCCATCGGTCAGCTGCCCGCCGGGTTGTAAACGACCACGCCCTCCGGGCGCACGACCTTGCCGCCGTAGACGTGCAGGCCACGCACGCGGTCGGCGAACTTGTTCTCCGCCCGCAGCGCTTCCACGGTGTCGATCTGCGACACGTAGGCGGCCGCCAGCGGGTGGAACGCGACGAACTGCGGGCTGTCGACGTCGGGCAGGTTGTTGGAGGTCACCACCCGGAAACCGAGCAGAGAGCCGATGGTGCCCTGACGCAGGCCCTGCGCGTCACCCGAGGTGTCGAACGCGGTCAGCTTCGAATTCGCGCCCAGCAGAAGGCCTTCGAACTCGGCGTTTACGGCGAGGACGCGGCCGTCGGAGGGCGCGTTGTTCTTGTTCAGCTTCTTGCGGGCGTCGCGGACCAGGTTGAACGCGTCGTCGCCGGTGGTCGGCGCGGTGCCCGGCAGGGCGGTGCCGTGGTCGACCATCATCTGAGCGAGGAACTGGTCGGAATCCTGCACCAAGCCGTTGCCGGCGGCGTCGGTGTAGGGCTGCAGCGAGCCGGCCGCCTGGACGCGGTCGATGTCGTCGACGTAGAAGTCGAAGTTCTTCTCCTGGTCGATGAGCAGGTCGATCCCGGTGTCGCTGATGGCGTCCGCCGAAGTCGTCCGGTTGTTCGCCTTGTAGTCCTTCACCTCGGGCTGCACAACACCGGTGATGTGCACCGTGTTGCCCTTCGCGGCAGTGCCCTCATATTCGCGATTCACGAGATTCGCGAAAATGGTCATGGCATTCCAGCGCTCGAGCATCTGGGCTGCCCAAAGTTCGGGGATGAAATGCTCTACAGACATTTCTCACTCCTTAAGTGGATTTCCCCATCAGGTCGTTGAGACGCCCGTCGCGCTGCGCCTGAATGATTTCCTGGGGAGACATGGATTGAAGATCGGCCCGAGTCAGCTGCGTAACCTTTGTGGAATCCGCCGGAGCGGTCACAAGCTGCGCCGGAGCAGCTGCCGGGGTCTGAGCGGCACGACTATTCAGAGCCGCGGAAAGAGCGCCCTGGTACGCCGCGACAGCGGCGTCCATTTCCTCTTCCGAGCCCGCCGGAATGAGGGCCATCGGCACACCCGTGGAAGCCGATTTCTCAGCTCGCAACGCCAGCGTCCGCGCCTGCTGCAGCTCCGTTTCGGCCTTCTGCGCGCGGTCGGTGAGCCGTTGAAACTCGGTCTTGTTGGCTTCCTCGATCTCGGTGTACTTCGCGGCCTTCTCCGCGTTCTCCTTCGCGCGGGCCTCGTTTTTCCTGCTCAGGGCCTGCCACTTGGTGGCTTCGGCCTGCCACTTGGCGACCTCGGCCAGCGGATCCGATCCCGTTGCGGGAGCGCTCGGATCTGACGGTGCGGCGGGAGCCGGCTCGGCCGGGGCTGCGGGTTCGGCCGTCGGCGCCGGTTCGGTCACGGGCGCCGGTTCCGGTGCCGGTGCCGTCTCGGCCGGGTTTGCGGTTTCGGTCTGCGAAGGGACAGCAGGATTAGTCATGCGAGATAACTCCTACGTTTCGTGTGAGTTGTGCGCGTTCCGCGCGAATTCCGCCCCGAATAGGGCAGAAAGTCAGTGCAGGTCCGAAGGGCCTGTGAATTTCTGTTTCCGCCACGCCATTACCGGCCCGATTTCGCCGTGTTCATGGGTGACGATGAGGTCTCGATATCCGGCGGCGCTGCGGTCGGATTGGCCTTTGAATTCCTTGACCATCTGATGGGTTTGTTCCAGCAGCGCGCGATCGAGAATGTTAGGGACGCGGCGCCCTTCCAGCGGCTCCACATCGCAGTCACACCCGGGATGGATCGGCAGCAGATTCCCGACCTTGTAGCGCTGGGTGGACGCGATGATGCACAGCGCGCAGTTGTGCTCCCCCTTGAGCACCCGCCGGAAGTACTTCGCCCCGGAGGCCTTCAAACTGGCGTCGGCCTGGCGCACCTTGGCCATCTGCAGATCGGTCGCGACCAGCGATTCCAGGCGGGTTTGCCCTCGCTTGACCGCCTCGTCGAACTGCACGCCCTTTGACAGCGCGGTGTACAGCTCGACGGCCGGCCGCCGATAGACCTGCTCCGGCGGCACCCCGCGGCCGCCCTGGACCACCGTCGAATCCACTGGCGCCGGATGCACCGGATGCGCGGCCGCGCGCGCCAGTTGCGGCGCCCGACGTTCGGCCACAGCTGCCAGTTGCGGTGTCTGCCCCGCTGTCGGCGCGAGCTGCCCGGGCCGGGCCGCCGCCGGGGCGAGCTGCAACGGCTGGCCTGCCGTCAGTTGCCCGGCCTGCCCGGACCGGTGCGCGAGTTGCGCCAGGTGCACCGAGGTGAGATTCGCGATCGCGAGTTGTCCGGCAAGCACTCTCGGCACGAGCGCCGCGATGAGCCGGTCCATGTTCGTGTCGCGGTAGTCGGGCATCGCTGCCCATGCCGCGGCCGCGTAAGCGAGCAGCTGCGCGCGCGTGCGGGCGCTGGCGTCTTGGTAGGCCGCGGACTGATCAGGCTGCGGGGACGTCATTTCCAGCGGGGAGTTGCCGCGGCTGCGCCGGCGGGAGTTGCGGCGGCGTCACGGGCGTGAACATCGCCTGCGCGAGTTGTTCCTGCGCGCGGTCCAGCGCGTCCTGGGCGATCTGTTCGGGGCTGTAGCCGAGGATGTTGCGCGCGATCGACGCCCAGGACTCGCCGGCATTGCGCGCTTGCATCGCGGCCGCGTAGCGCTCGGTGAGCGAGACCTGGTCGGGCGGTTTGAACAGCACCTTCAGCGGCTGCTCGTCGGAGAGGGTGATGCCCTCGATATCGAGGCCCTTCACCAAAATCGCCGATGCCGACACCGAGGCGACCGAAACGAGCTTGCCGCACTTGGTGATCAAGCCCTCCTTGGTCAAGGTGGCGCCCTGCGCGCTCTGGTTCGCTGCGTCCGGGATGAGCACCGACACCGGCGTGCGGGTCACACCGGCCAGCTGCCGGATGTCCTGCATCGATCCCTCCAGCAGCGGGCGAATGTCGGTGGCGGCCGACTCCCAGATGTCGATCCCCGGGGGCAGATCCCACAGCGCGCCGGGGGCCGGTTCGAACAGCCGGGCGTAGTCGATGTCGTTGCCCTTGTCGTCCTTGTCGGGCAGTCCGTCGCTGCCTTCCTTGGATTTCAGGGCCCGCTGCTTGTATGCCTGCATCGCCGAGATGTGGAGTCGGTGCAGGATCCCGCGGTTGATGCGGTTGATCAGGTCGACGTGGGTTTCGAATTCGCCTGCGCCGCGCGGGTTTTGCAGCAGCACGACTGGCGGCTCTTTGCCGGTTTGCACCGGATCGCCATCTTCGCTCCATCCGCCGGAGGCCGTGGTGAACAGCTTCCGGCGCGGCGTCTGCTGGTCGGTGTAGCAGGGGCGCTTGAAGACCTGGTAGCCGCCCTGGAACCATACGATCGACCGGTCGACGCCGAGGTCGAGGTCACGCCACCACTTGAACGCCGCGCGAACTCGCCAGGGCTGCATCGGGTCGGTTGCGGCGTAGGTCGTCAGCGGGCTGCTGGCGGTGATGACGGCCTTCTTGTCTGGGCCGACCCACGCGGTCATGATCCCGGTGTCGTAGATCAGCATGTCGCGCACTGCGTCACCGAACACGAGATCCAGCCGGTTGTTCAGCCAAATCCGTTGGGCCTGTTTGGCTTCGGGGCTGTCGGTACTTCCGCTGACCTCGATGCCGTTCGGGATGATCCGATCGCCGGCCGATTCGACGATGAGTTCCGCCCAGTTGGTGCGCGACTCGCGCTGAAACTTCTGCCAGGAGGCCCGCATGTTGCGTGCGGCTTCCGGCAGTGGCGCATCACCTTCGACGTAACGCTCGAGCAGCCGCATGCGCGGCATGTCGAGGTCCAGACGGCGGGTCAGGATCGGGAGCCATTGGGCCGGTGTCTGCGGCGGAGAATCCAGCATCGCGCTCCCTCCTCACGCTCAATACAGGCGCCGGGGGGCGCGGGCTTTCGGGCGGGGTTTCGCGCCCGATTTGCGGGCGTCGAGGGTTGCTTTCCAGGACAGGACTCCGCAGACGGAGAGGTCGATCTTGCAGTCCTGCCGGCCATCGGGTTTCTGCAGGATGTACAGCGGAAATCCCTGGTCGTCGTACATCCGCAGTTCCTTGCGTTCGGCGTTGCCGAGGTGGTCGATCATGACGTCGAGCTGCTTCTCGGTGCCGCCGTAGGAAACGAGGCCGGCGTCCTGGCCCTCGATGTACTCGCGCAGCGCATAGGCCATCGGCTTCTGCCGGTGGGTCCACCATTCCTCGATCCGCTCCGGCCATCGCACCGAGAAATCACCGAGCGTCGCAGTCCAGTGCGGCGGATCGGCGTAGATCTTCCACACCTCGTAGCGGTCCATGGCGTCTTCGAAGGCCGCAGTCACCTCGGCCTCGTCGACCTCCCACTCCTCGACGCCCTCGGGCCGCTGCCAGTGAGCCACGCACTGCTGCAGGCCGGTCTGGATATCGGTGAGCACCAGACCGGTCGAGTCCCGCATCCGTGCGCCGTCGAAGCCGCCGGCGACGAACGCGCCCGCCGGGATGACGGTCCCGGCGGGCCGAACGAGGTTGGCGACGATCTTGGTGATGTTGAAGGCCTGGTTTCCGCCGGCGCGCCACCGGTTGAGGTAGACGCGCTCCCAGTAGGCCCGGTCGCAGCCTTCGCGGTCGTAGTCCTCGGCGATGGACTGGAACTGCCCAGGGCCGTATTCACCGGCCGGGCCGGTGGCCTCCGCGATCGCTGCGATGCGCTTCTCGACGGTGCTGAGATCGTCGTGTGCGGGTCCAGCCCAGCGGCCGAAGAAGAACATCTTCGGCTTCTCGACCTCACCACGTTCGATGCGTTCGGCGCCGCGACGAAGGCTCTCCTGGATGCTCTTCTGTCCAGGCTTGCCCGCGGTGCTGGTGTAGAAGCTCCACGGATCTTCCAGCGCCCGCTTCGACAGGTTCTGCATCATCGTTTCGTGCGCGCCGACCTGCGACGGCAGGTACAGCCGGTGCGGCTCGTCGAAGTGCTGGAAGGTGGTCAGCGCACCGTCGCGGCTGCCCGGGGCGTTCGATACCGGCACCGCGCGGCCGTCCGGCGCGCCGTTGCGGCCGAGCCGGATGATCCGGTCTGCGCCGATGTCGAACAGGTCGGCGTCGGGGCTGTGCTCGAGGACGTAGCAGAGCACGCCATAGGCGAGCTCGCTCACCTGTTCCTCGGTGACCGCCATCATCGGGATGTACGGGAATTTCACCGGCCGGCCGACCGGTTCGCCCGCGGCGTTGAAGCCGTCGCAGCGAACCGGCGCCTCCGGGTGCAGCTCGAGGCCGCACACCCACGCCGCGAACTCCGTCTTGGCCAGGCCCTTACGCCACTCGATGGCGCCCTGGTTGAAGCGGCGCCGCCCGGCCAGCGGGTGCCCCTGCGGGTACACCTCGTACAGCCGGTACAGCGCGGCGCGCTTCTCGTCGTCGAGGACCGCCGGCTCTCCCGCCAGCGATCCTGGCCCGAACGTGAACCGTTCCTCGATGAAGTCCGCGAGGTCGGGTCCGAGGGTCGGGTAGGTCAGGTCGAGGGGCGGGACGATGAGTACCGCCACCGGCGGTCTACTTCACGAGGGCCAGGCGCGGGTCGACGGCCGCGGTCGGCTGCGGGACGCCGGCGTTCTGCCGTCGACGGTCGCCGCGGTCCTTGGCCTCCTCGGTGGTCTCGATCGTCCATTCGAGGCGGCGGCGGTCGTACGGCGTGAGGCCGAACGCCGCGCGCTGGAGCCGGATCTCCGCGGCGAGCTTCTGGCTGGGTTCACACCAGAACTCGTCGATCAGCACGGCGAGCATGTAGAGCGCGTGTTTGTCGGCGTCGATGTACTCCGCCGCCATGGGCGAGGCCCACATGTCGTTCCACCAGGCGATGGTCTGCGGATGCCAGCCGTCGCCTTCGTGGTCCGGGAGCTCTGGGCGGATCACCGCGGCCGGCCCGTCACCGCTGAGGGTCGCGGCGGTGGAGGCAGTGTTTCTGCGGGCTCGCGTGCCCGGGTGCTTCTTGCGCTGAGGCATGGCCACCCCGTTTCGGGAGATGAAGAGCCACCCTCCCGTTTCGGGGGATGGTTGGCGCGCGCCCGGCGTGCCTCACCTCACCCGCGGGGAGGGGTCAGCTGGTCGGGAGAGCTGCCAGTCGGCAGGGCGCGTTGCGGAAGCGCTTGCCGGTGATCGTGATGTAGCGGCCGCGCGAGTAGGTCTCGATATGCAGGCCGTCTACGACGCGTCGAGTGCCGACGGCCTCGGGCAAGTAGCCCCAGATGTGCAGGCCGTGGCCGGATGGGGACACTTCGATCCAGGTCGACGGCATCCGCTCGAGGAACTGCTCCGCCACCGTGGTGAGTTCGCCGGTACTGGTCAGGCAGTGGTCGAGGTCGATGCAGCCGATCCCCTCGCCGAGCACGAACCCGATCTGCGAGTGCTCGCGCACCCGCGCGTGGGGCGCCCAGGTGGCGGGCACGCCGGTTGAGGCTGGGGAACCGTCGGCCTGGATCGGCCGCTTGCCGGTGGTCCAGCGCACCCAGCGCGGCCGCGTACGCAGCTCCTTCGGGATGCGGACTTTCCGCGCCCGGCAGGCGGCGGTGCGGCAGCGTCCCGAGCAGTACAGCGCAGGGCGGCGCGACCGCTGGATGTCCAGCTTCTCGCCACACTGCTGGCACTCGAAGACCACGCTGCTCATGCCACCAAGCCTAGCGGATGTGTAACGTTATCTCGCCCTGAACTGGGGGCATTCCGAGCGCGATCCTCGGACCGCCGGCAGCCGCCGCGCCGAGAATCCGACCGCGAGCCGCTGACCTGCGCAAACCTGGAAACTGGGGGAACCGTACGGCTCCCCATCTGCAGCATCTACCTCCGGGGGCTGATGCCGGGGGCAGGGGGTCCCCACACCCCGTCCGCAGCCCGCTCGACCAGCCGTTTCCGCAGGTCAGCGCATATTTCTTCGATGACCGCCCGGTACCTGTCCGGGGACCAGTTGCGGTTGGCTGCGAGGCGGTCCACGGCGGTCTTGCGGCGGTGGCAGTGCGGGAAGGTTCGGTCATGGATCGCCGCGAGGTTGTCCGGGCTGTCGGTGCCGCCGTAGGCCTTCGGCTTCAGGTGGTCGACCGTGTCGGCGCCCGGGCCGCGGCACATCCAGCAGCGCCGGCGGTCGCGGTCGAGGATGGTCAGCCGCAGCTTCTTCCACTCGGTGTCGTCGGCACCGCGGGTGCTGCCGGCCCATGCCTGGGTGTGCTCCGGGCAGTACGGGCCGCGGGTGATGCGGGTCTCGCAGCCCTCGCGCGGGCACTTGCGTGGCGCGCGCGGCATCAGCGGCGTCGCTTGTGCTGGACCACGTAACCCTTGCGGTCCAGGTACTCGGTGACCGCGCGACTCCAGCCCTTGATCGTCTCGTCGGTCACCGGGACGTCCTCGTCGATGCAGTCGAGCAGGGCTTCGTACACGAGGCCGCGGTTGGTGTCGGTGCTCATCCGGCGAGCTGCCGCTCCATCAGCTCGCCCTCGGCGCGGCGGCGCGTATCGGCGAGCGCGGTGGGCCCGTCGACGAACTGGCCGCAGTCCCGGCACCGCAGCCGCCAGCACGCGCGGGTCATGCGGATCCGGTCGCCGTAGATGGCGGAGAGGCGGGAATGCGGGCAGTGCCGGCGGAAGCGACGCGCGGCCCGCCAGCGGGCGATCGGGTTATGCATCGGCGTGACCGTGCTTCTTCGCCTTGGCCGCGTTGATCATCTTCGTGTGCTCGGCGGTGGTCATGCCCGTGGCCCGCTTGTGCAGGTTCTCGCACAGTCCCTTCACTTCCCCGTCGGGCACGTACTTGCCGAGCTGCGCGACGCAGCGGTACCAATCGCCCGGCGTGCCCCACTGGATCTTCACCGCGCCGGGCCCTTCGGCCCAGTACTTCATGAGCCGCTCGGTACTGCGAGCGTCACCCGGCGTTGCTTCCTGCCCTGCGACCATGGGCATCGACCTCCTCGCAGGATCGCGACGGACTCAAGGACGGGCGCCCAAACTTGATTGCGGGCCCGCGAGTTCAAGTGCTCTTGATGGCAAGCTCCCGGCCCAGGGCTCGAACCTGGACTCGCGGAACCAAAGTCCGCTGTGCTGCCGACTACACCAACCGGGATGGTGGCCGTCTCACTGGGACCGCAGATTCCGGACAATCCCAGGACGTCGCGGACGTGCAACCCAGCGGTCAGACGGGTTGACTCAGGACGCTCCCTCAGGTCGAGCAGCGGGCCGCTGTGTGGTAGCGGCGGCCCGCATTCGGCGAAGGTGGATGCAGCGGGACCACGGAGGATTCGACGATGCCGTCTGGCGGGTTGTCTCGCAGCCAGTCGGCGAGCCACTGCTCGGCCGCATCCCTGGAGTCGAATGGTCCGACCAGGCCAGCGAATACGCTCGCCTCGATCACATAGCGCATCAGACCACCTTCAGTGAGCGGCGGAAGCCAGACGCTGTTCGAGCTCCTCGATCCGATAGCCCAGGTCGGATGCCATCTCGGTGATCCGCGGCGCGATATCGTCGCCCACCTGGTCCTCGGTGAAGTAGCCGGTGCCGATGAGCGCCACGCGCGCCATGTCCAGGCGCTGGCGGTCCAGGCTGGGGAGCACTGGGCTGGCAGCATCCCCAGTGATCCGCATCAGCACGTCGGGATAGTGGGGCATGAGGATCTTGGAGCATTCGTCGACGAGCGCATCCAAGGCTTCACCTCGCAAGGCCAGCGCCCCCATCCCGAGCGTGCCGATGGCGCTTCGCACCCCCGCGTCGACCGGCACCGCGGCGATGGCTGTCATCCGATCGAGCCGGTCCTGCAGCTGCTGCGCGGTGCGGCACCAGTGCTGCGCACGCGGATCGTCGCCATACACCGTGCCCCACGGTGTCATGAGGCCGTCGTCGACGGTGCGCGGCACGACATGAAGGTGCAGGTGCGGGACGCTCTGCGTCGCGGCCGCGCCCTGGCTCGTGATGATGTTCACCGCGTCATGGCGCGCTGCGTATTCGGCGGCCCGGGCCATGGTCGCTGCGCTCACTTCCGGCGAGGTCGATACGTCTCGCACATGCTCGCGCGGGATGACCAGCACATGCCCGTCGACAACCGGCCCGAGCGGAACGATCGCGAGGGCGTCCGGCCATTCCTCGATGATCGTTGCCGGCGCTTCACCGCCGATGATCTCGCAGAACACGCACGTGCTTTCAACGCCGCCTGAGCGGTCGACCATCCTGTTCTCCATTCGTCAGGCGGATGAATGCGCCCGGCAGCGCGGTTTGCTGCTGGAGTAGATCTGCGTCGCCTTGGCCGTAGGCGACCAGCACGCTCGGAGCTCCCGAGTTGCTCTGTGGCTCCGCCCCGTCTGGCAGGCAGAAGGTGATGCGCCCTGCAGGGAATAGGAGCGCGCTCGCGCGGGACCAGATGGACTCGTGAAACCACCGTGTCTCGGTGCGCGCGAACACGATTCCGGTGCCGGTGCCGTGGTCGGCCAGTCGCGCGATCCAGCGAGCGACATCGCTATATGGCGGGTTGAGCCATACGCGCCCCCACCACGGAGCGGTGAGGCCGTCATCGGGTGGTGCGATGTGATGGCGGGCTGTGTCCCATGGGCGGTGCTGAAGCGAGCACGGGTCGAGGTCGAACGGTCCCAGTGCCTGGATGAGGCGCAAGGGCGTCAGCCACACATTCGAACCGGCGCGCGCCGACTGGTGGCCACCGATGCCGCGGCGGTCGCTGCTGATGTCCACCACCTCCGACTCAGATGAATACGGATCGGCTGGTCCATGCGTCGCGGGTGCCGGTGCGCCATGCGATGCGGCCCTGGCCTCGCGGTTGGCCGTCGCGGTGGCGGATGAGGGTCGGCCAGTCGGCGTGCTCGACGAGCGATGGCACGGCGTAGGTGATGCGGTGCTCGCGGGCCCGGGCCCAGGCGCCGAGGCGCTCATCGATGGGGAGCTCGTTGCTGGCGGCCCATTCGATCCAGTCGTCCCGCAGCTCGGTGCGCATGGCGACCGCGACCGCGTGGAGTAGGTGGTGGGTGGTGATCCAGTGGGCGTTGAGCATGTCCGCGTGGTCGAGTGCCTGCGCGATGCGGTGCTGCCAGGTGCGTGGCTTCGAGCGGCCGAGGTACAGCGACACGATCGGCGCCGGCGCCGTCCGAAGCGCGGCGTGCAGCTGCTCGGTGAAGCCGGCGACGGGTTGGGCGTCGTCTTCGAGGACGAGCGCCCAGTCCGTGTCGCGGTTGCGGGTCATGGCCCATGCGCGCAGGTGGTTGGTTTCGGCGCCGAGCGAGCCGTCATCGACGCTGATCTGTGCGTCGACGAGCGCAGCGAGTTCTGTGGCGGCGCCGAGGCGGTCGGTGTGCGCGACGACCGCGCTGCTGACCGTGGGGCTCACAGGGCGATCGGGAGCCAGTGTTCGCAGGGGCGCTCGATCTCGCCGGCGCGCACATAGGTAAGGGCGTGTTCCATGCCGATCCCGGCTTCCCGATAGGTTTCGAGGATCCGGTAGTCCGCGTCGAGGCCACCCTGTGGTCGGATCTCGAATCCGCGGCCACAGTCGCACCGAAACCGGACGATCCGGTCGGTGACGACGCGATATGGACTGCTCGCGCGTTCGCACCACTTCTCCTGCGAGGCGATCTGCAGGTGCGAGGTGATGGTGCGGGTGGCGACGCAGAGCAGGTCACCGGCGAAGCGGGCGAGGACCGCGCCGCGTGCGCCGGCGCCGCCGTATTCGAGGTGTGCGCCGGAAGGCAGGACCGCGGCGGTGCGGCTGGGCTGCCAGGTGGTGCCGTGGCCGGCGTTGAAGATTCGGTCGGCGTCGATGTCGTGGTCGGTGGTCACGCGGCGCTCCTTGCGGGTCGGCCGGCGAGGGCTTGCTCATACTGGGGGCGCATGGCGTCCCAGCTGAGGGCATCGGCGAGTTGGTGCGCGGATTCGACCGCGCCGCAGTAGAAGTCGCTGTCACCGGCGAGCAGGTCGATTCGGGCCGCGAGGGCGATGTGGTCGACCATGTGCAGGTCGATCATTCGGCGCGCCTTGAATTCGCCGGTGCGCGTCGCGGGCACGAGCCAGTCCTTGGGCAGCCAGGTGTTGTTCGGCGCGATGTCGGGCATGATCACCGGGATTCCGGCGCCGAGCGCTTCCTGGACGGGCAGGCACAGGCCGCCGAACTTGCGGGGCATGATCAGCGCGTCGATGTCGCGGTAGAGGTCCCAGTAGTTCGCCTGCTCGCTGAGGCAGGTGAGTTTGATGTTCGGCGGGAAGTTCACCTCGGCGGTGAAGTCGCTGATGTAGCGGCGGTCCTGGCACGCGAAGACGACCTCGATATCGGCGCGGACGAACCGCAGGGCCTGGACGAGGTCGGCGGTGCCGTTGCGGTCGTGGATAGCGGGCCGGCCGATTACGTGCAGGAATCGCCGGGCCCGGTCTGTGGTCTCGCGCTTCGGGAATCGGCTGGTGGCGATCGGCACCGGCAGCATGATCTTGCCCGGGTGCTCGACGTCGTCGTAGTGCCAGCTGCTCGGCGCGGCCAGAACTGTTGCCGCGGTGCCGTGTTCGGGCCGCTCGTCGAGGAATTCGTAGTTGTACTGGACGACGGTGCGCACGCCCGCGCGTTCGGCCGTGGGCAGCAGCAGCGGCCCGTAGGTGCTCTCGGCGGTGAACGCGACGTCCAGGCCGTCGAGGAAGTATTCGATGTCGGTGGCGTCGGGGAAGCCGTGGACGATCGTCGCGCCCGGGAACCGGTCGGGGTGCAGGGTGTTGCGTTTGAGGTGCGAGATGTCGATGACCATCACGCGGTCCGGGTGCATGTGGCGGGCGAATTCCCAGGTCTGGATCCCCAGGCCGGTGTCGTCCGCGCGCGCGATCAGGCCGAGGGTCATCGGGCGAGGTCTCCCATGGCGGCGATAGCCTCCGCGACGGCGTCCCAATCCCATTCGCCGGGAGCGCGTTTCGCTCGCTTCTGTTCAGCAGCGCGCTTGGCGCGGATATAGCCGGCGGCCACATGCTTCGGCATGCCGGCCACCAGCTGCTGTTCCTCGTCGGTGATGTCACCCGACATATTTGTCTGCTCCGTTCCGGCCGTCGGTGTGGTAGCTGCGCAGTACGTTGCCGTCGGGGGTGTAGATCCAGGTGCGCCAGCCGAGCCAGCCCATGTGGCCGTCGCGCCGGTGGTCGTTGATCAGCAGCCCGTACGCCTTGTCCTCGATGAAGTCGCGCTCTCCGTGTGGGAAGGCGCGATCGAGGAGGCCGCGGTACCAGGCGACCGATGCCAGGTGTGGGCGCTGGCTCCACTGGATCGTTCGCTGCATCGGCACGCCGTCGACGACGCGCGGGCCGTCGTCGAGCATCAGATAGCGGTGCTCGTCGAGGATCCTGGTTTCGTGGTGCAGGCGGATGACGTTGGCGCTGCCGCTGGTGACGGCGGCCGCCATGTCGTCGAACGGGATACCGCCGGCCAGCGGGGTGTCGTGCTCGACGAACAGGATTAGCGGCGTGCGGACGTATTCGAGGGCTCGTTTGGTGCATTCGCCCTGGTGCAGGTGCTCGTCGAAGATCAGCGGTAACACGTTGTGCCACTGGTGGTCTGCGAGCTCTAGCACGCGCTGGATATAGCGCTCGTAGTCGGTGCGGGCGTGCTCCTGTTCGGCGCGCACGCCGTCGAGCATGAGCACGATCTCGGCGTCGGGTAGCCGGTCGCGCACCGATTCGACGGTCTCCTCGAGCACCGCGGTGCTCGGGTGCGACGGGATCGGGCTGCTCGATATCAGCACGGTGATCGGCGGCCGCCGCGGCGCCGGTGCGGCGCCGAGCGCGTCCAGATCACGGATTAGCCGCTCCCCCATGCGCCGTTTCTGCGCGATCCACCAGGCGGCCGTCCGATTGGCCAGCCGTGGGTAGTGCATGAGGCTGTCGCCGATATAGCCGGGCAGGTCGCTGTAGCGGCTGATCGTCGGCCAGGGCGCGTCCGGGAACATCGCGGCCCAGTAGCCCTGGCTCGGGTCGACCGGCGAGATGTCGTCAGCGATCGGGATGGCGTGCGACTCGAGGGCTTCATAGACGCGGAAGCTGTCCGGGCTGACCGCTCCGGACGGGCACGGCGCGACGCGGGTGGCGCGCATGCGGCCGGCGTAGTCGTGCACGGGCAGGCCTTGAGTGAAGCCGGGGGTCTCGTGCACGGTCTTGCTGCGGTCGACCTGGGTGAGCGCGTCGAAGCATTCGCGGCGGCGCTCGTGGGTGTTCTGCGCGGACAGGAAGACATCGACGCGCTTCGGGCCCATGCGCGGCAGGCCGTTGAAGTGCGGCGGGAAGCCGAGGGGCAGGTAGCGCACCGCGGTGTGGTCGCTGTCGGTGCGCGGAGTCTGCACCCACCACAGAATGTTCGGGTGTGCGATCGCGCTGATGTCGAGGAGCGCTTCCTCATCCGAGGTCCGGATGGCCAGCACCCATGCGTAGCGCGCGATCGCGGCGCTGATCTCGGCCGTGCGGTTGTGCCAGTAGCGGCCCGGGATGACGAGCACGATGCCGGCAGCGTCGGGCCACCCTTCGACTTCCTCAAGGTCCAGGCCGTGCGGGTAGAGGCGGTCGGCGAGCAGCAGACGGAGCATGTTCTGGTCCCACTGATCACCGGGGGCTAGGCGCACGACCGGGATCACGGACACGACCCGATCGGAGGCTCGCGGAACGGGGCGTAGTCGGCCACTTCCTCGGCGCTCGCCCATCCGCCGTGCGTGCGCAGCCAGTTATACCCGTCTGGGCCGCCCAGCTTTGTCCAGATGTCACCGTCGCAGTCGGCCAGTACTGTGCCGTACGGAGCGTGGCGAAGGGCCAGGATCCATTCGTCCCGGGTGTCCGGGGTGAATGTGATGGTCATCAGCGGCCATTCGGCGGTCATACGTGCTCGATCGAGCTCAAGGGACTCCGGTTGGTCGGGTACTTCTCGTTTGCCCACGACACGGGCTGGATCTGGAAGTCGATCGGCAGGCCGGTCATTTCACGACCGAGCGCGCAGAACGCCAAGGTGATCGCCGCCAATTTCGGGTTGAGTTCCGCGCTTCGTATGGCGCCGAACCGCTGTTCGAAGTCCTCGTCGTCGAGGATCAGCCGGACGTCGACATCGCGAAAGCTCTTGGAAAACAACGATGATCCGACTTGGTAGGGCGCTTCACCGAAGTAGTCGCGCACCAGCTCGCCGAACTTGACGAGCCAGATGCTGGCTGGCATTCCCGCGCTCACGCCACGGTCCGTTCGTAGACGAAGTGCGCTTCGTGCTGGTAGTCCAGCAGGGTTTCCCGGTAGCCGTGGTCGATGATCCACCGGCGTACCTCGTAGGAGTACTTGCCGTACTGGTCGATCAGGAATTCCGGGTGCAGGCTCAGGTAGATCCGCGGCCGGTGGTCGGTGAGCGTCTGCTCGGCGCCCTGCAGGGCTTCCCATTCGGCGCCCTCGATGTCCATCGAGATCGTGTCGGGAACGAAGCCGCTCCGGGTGATTTCGTCGATCGTGATGATCGGCCGGTCGCCCGGATCGCGGAGTTCCTTGAATCCGTGGTCACCGATGACCGGGCCGTCCGCGCAGGGAGGCCATTCGCGGGTTTCCCAGCCCCATTCGTCGTCGCGGCGCTCCCGGCCGGCGAAGCCGACGAATGTCCACGGCACTTCGTCGAAGCCGTTGGCGTTCCAGATGGCCTTGATGTTCGGCCAGACGGCCTCGTTCGGCTCGACGAGCATCAGGCGCGCGCCCCAGCTCCGCAGCAGCGCGCACATGTCGCCCTCTTCGGCGCCGATGTACAGCACGCGGTCACCGGGCCTGGTGGTGGAGTGCATGTGGTCGAGGCGGGCCCGCTCCCAGCCGCCGTTGTGGAGGTCCCATTCGGGCCGCGCCGCGCGGTGCTCGGGGAGCTTCAGCGTCCAGCGGCCGTTGATCAGCGTTTCGACCATCTCGGTCACGCGATGGTCTCCAGGATCTCGGCCCACCGGTGCGCGTAGGTGTGGGTGGCGCGGGTGTGCTCGTGGCCGGCGCGGCGGATCGCTTCACGTTCGTCATCAGCGGCCAGGTAGTGGTCGATGAGCTCGCGCAGCTGGTCGAGGTTGCCGTGGTCGTAGAAGACCGCGTGCTCGCCGTCGATGAACTGGCTGTCGAGGCCGGCCAGACGCGGGTGGATGATGAATCCGCCGCGGCCGGTGGTCTCGTAGATTCGGTCGGACCAGTAGTGCCCGGCGTATTGCGGGTCGAGGCAGAGGCTGTCTCCGACAACGACTTTCGCATCCGCGTAGACGCCGTTCAGCTCGGCGCCGCGCACGGTGGGCAGGCCTCCGCCACCGTAGTGCCGGAACCGGTCGCCGTAGGTGTCGGCGAGCCACTCGACGAGGCGCGGCCGGTAGGGATACTCCGGGTGGTAGCCCTTGCTGCCGACGAATGCGACGTCGAAGCGGGTGCGCGGGGTGGCCATGTAGCACTCGGGGCCGTAGACGCCGGCGGGGATGTAGTGGCCGCGCATGCTGGTGTGCGTGTTGAGCCAGTCGGCTTGGACGCGGTCGACGGTGAAGAAGTGGTCGAGCTGCCAGTAGGGTGCGTCGGCGCGCATATCGGCCTGGCGGCGCAGTCCGATCCAGCGGTCCAGGTGATAGGACAGCAGGACGGTGCCGGCGTCGCGGAGGATGGTCAGCGCGATGCCGATGTCGGGGGTGTCCCAGCCGTGCGTGTGTACCCAGACGAACAGGTCGGCGTCGACGCCCGCGGTGACGATGTCGTCGGCGGTGGCTTTCGTCTCCTGCAGGCGGATCACGGTGTGGCCCAGGGCTTCGAGGCTGGCAGCGTGGTGGGTCTCGGAGGTGTAGTCGACGCCGAAGTTGCCGAGGAACGCGATGATCATCGGGCACCGGCCGGGGTGGTCTCGTGCATGAGCGGGCCGCGGTGGTCGAGGCGGCAGCCGTCGATGTAGCGGCTGGCCAGTTTCACCGCCAGCGCAACGGAGTCGCCGGGATCGGCCTCGAAGTACTCGCCGCTGAGCATGACGCCGAGCGCGAGGTCACATCCGCATCCGATGGCGGCGATGCCGTTCGCCGGCCGGATCGCCGAGTGCGCGGTGATGGTCCACAGATGCTGGCGCCAGGCCAGGAGCATCACACCATCGGCCGCGGCGCTGCTGTGGGTGTCGCCCGCGCGCGTCAGCGGCGGGTTGGCGTCGGCCAGGGCACCCGCGATCGCTTCGGCGATCGCTTCGGCCCAATCGTCCACGGCAACGATGTCGTCCGGATCCGAGGGCAGGGACTTGATGTGGACGGTGCGCGCGGCGCATGGGCCGATTCCCGAGTTGCCGGCGGAGCCGAGCAGGACGCGTTCGCCTTCGGCTTCGTCGCTGGTGCGCAGCTCGCGAATTTTTCCGTTCGCCCGGTAGATCGTGGTGCCGCCATAGTCGCAGGCGGTGTCGGAGCCCATGATGACCCGGTCGGGGGTCGCGATCGCCGCGATGACGGTCAAAGTTGTTGTCTCCCTTACCAGGTGCCGAGAAGGAGCGCGACGAGTGCCGCGAGGTTGGCGACGATGGTGAGCAGGTTCAGCGTCGGATCCACGGCCACCAGCCGGGAGCGAACGACGGTAGTTCCCAGATCAGCTGGAGCACGGTGCCTGCGCTGTCCTGGTTGCAGGTCGGGCATGTGTGCGCGGCCCCGCGGGCTGTTCGAAATTCCTTGAGCGGCCCCAGCCAGCGGTCGGGATACTCACCGTCGACGGTCAGGAACGCCGCGCCTGACGGCCGGTTCCCCAGTTCGAGGGCCCACTTGGCCACCGGGTGGGCGATCGGCAGGGTCACGAGACGACGCGACGGCGACGGCGCGTCTACTTCGACGCCGTCGAGGGTGAACAGCAGCGAGCAGTAGGGATCCCAGATTCGAGCTTTCGGGCCCTTCGCCGATTCGGCGAGGTCTCCGAGTAGTCCCGTCACGCGGACTGGCTCTCCAGGAGATGGAACATCGCGCGCGGGATGGCGAAGTCGCCGGCGGAGCTGCCGGTCCATGCCGCGGTGAGGAGCAGTTCGAGCAGGGCGCCCATCGGTGCCTCCGGTGTGATTGTGGTGAAGGTGGGTTCGGCGGCCGCGCGGTGAGCGCTAGAGGCCGAGGTAGCGGATCAGGATCCGCATCGCGAAGAGGTGCGCGCGGTCGCGCAGCTCGAGCAGCTCGCGCAGGATCATCGGGCGCTGCCGTCAATGTCGGACACTCGCTGCATTTCGTCGACGGCCGTGGTGGTGGTGATCGTGCGTCGGCGGACCGCGGTGAGACGGACATAGTGACGGCCGGAGCGGTGGCCGTGGCGTTCGATCAGGTCCCATCCCTCGCGCAGTTCCTCGAGGGCTCCGCGCGCTTCGATGACCGCTTCAGCCGCGGTGGGCTTGTAGCTGGTGTGGAAGAGGTCACCGTTCTGGTCGAGCACTTCCCACATCGTGCGGATGTGGGTATCGGGTGGGGTCGTCAGCTGTATGCCCTCAGCGCCGATCGCGCTGCCGGTGAGGATCCAGGTGGAGAACGATTCCGCCTGGCTGGCAGAGATGCCGCCCCCGCCGCCTCCTCCTCCGATGACGACTTGGGTCATACCGGTTGGCGGGCGATTGCGCCGTTGGCCCAGAACATGACCTGTTCCAGGTTGGTCAAGGCGAGCGCCTTTTCGCGGCCGGGCGGGATGACGTCATCGAGGTAGTGCGCGAGGCCGAGGCAGGCGTCGCGGACGGCCTGGTGGGCTTCGCCGCGCTCGGGGGTAGCCGCCGGGTGGTAGGCGAACCGGTTTTCGAGGTCGGCGGCGCTGGAGGGATCGGAGTAGGACACGCTCGTTTCCGTGCCTTTCGGTGGGTGCTTATCCGGTCTCGGCGAGGGCCGCTCCACTGCGCCAAAATTTGGCTGAATTTGGCGATAGTTGGGGCGATGTCCGGATTAGTTGAGGACGTGCGCCGAATGGTCAGGCGCAGCGGCTGCGCGCGGCGGGGTGATCGCGGGTGGCGCGTTCTGCTTTCGCGACGTCGATCAGCTTGTACACCTTGCGGCCGCGCTCATCGAGTCCGGCTTGGGTGAGGATCCCGCGCGCGACCCAGTTGCTGATGCACTGGGTGGTGACTCCGCAGAGTTCGGCGGCTTGGGTGGCGGTGATGAGGGATTCGATCCCGTCTACGCCGTTGAGGGCTTTGCCTGCCATGAATACCTACCCCTTTCACAGCGAAGCCCCGGCAATTGGTGAATTTGCCGGGGCTGGATCGGGGCACAAATGTGCTACTGGCACCAACGTAACATGTTTCGCGCTGGTAGAGCTGTCACGCGGCGTCGTCGATGATCAAATCGAGCACCATTCGCGTGTAGAAGGGATAGTGCTCCTCGCGGATTACGTGCCCGCAGCTACCGCATTCGATGTAGTCGCGCCGGATATCGATCGTGCGGTAGAGCGTCCGCAATTCGCATGCGGGGCACGGTGTGGGCAGGATCTGCCGGGGGCGGGTGAGGCCGAGCCGGCTGCGGATGCGGCCGTGCAGGTCGAGCATTTCGGCGGCGATGTCGTAGGCGAAGTCGGTCCGCGACAGTTCCGGGATCCGGCACTCGAGGTAGTTCCACGCGGCCCGAACGCGGTATTGCTCGGCGACAGCGGGATTCGGTGCCGGCGATTCCCGTAGGTGATCGGCGAGGCCGTCGTGGGCTTCGTTCAGCACCGCGGCGATATCGGCGGCGGTGTCGGATGCCCATTCGGCAGGGTGCCCGAAGCTCTGCTGGACGTTGCGGCGTTCCTGCTGGTTCCGGCGTGCCGGTGTCGGCAGGGTGGCGTGGATGTTGACCCAGTCCATCACGAGCCATCCGAGAAGCCTGGTGAATCGTCGCTGGCAGGACTGGCATACGCCGTCGCTGGTGAGTTCCGGATCACCGTTCGGCGCACCGCATTTCGGGTAGACGCAGGGACGGGCCGTCATCGTGCCCCCGCCGGGCCCGGCGGTGTGTCCGCTCCCATCGGTCGCGCGGCCGCGCCGACGAAGGTGGAGCGCCGACGGGTAGAGCGGAGAGCCGTGAGCCGCCTTGCGACACCGAGTATTTCGACCGAATTGCCCATGATTCACAGAGTACGAATCAAGACGGGTAAACGCCGGACGGCGCACCCGACGATATCGCTGCAGAGAAGCTGGAAATGTCGACCGGAAGTGGGCCGGATAGGGATGTCGGGCGGCGTATCCCGTGGCCGCCGATCGAGACTGGATCCGAGGCAACGGCCACGGGATACGGATCGACTCACCCGTTCCGCGCTCTCCCCGTAAGGAGGATCTCAGGGTATCGCAGCAACGAGCCCCGGGAGCGGTGACGCGCCCGGGGCTCGTTGGCTGTGTTCATCCAGCGGGGGGGAGGCCGGATGCTCACAGCAGTTCTTGCGGCAGCAATACCTGTTGAGAAAGCGTGCTCAGTTTATCCCGGTCGCGGCTACGCGGCGGCGGAGTCGGGATCGGCGAGTCGCACGGCCGATATCTGGCTGTATTCCGGTGTGCCTTCGATGCACAGGAACCGCCGGCCTTCGGCGCGCGCTGCGACGCCGGTGGTGCCGGAGCCGGCGAACGGGTCCAGGATCAGGCCGTCGGGCTGGACGGTGCGCACGAGGTCGCGCATCAGCTCGACCGGCTTGGCCGTGATGTGCTGGCGCTTGCGGCCTTTCGGCGCGGAGTAGCTGTAGACGCCAGGGAGGCATGGCGGCTTGTGGTCGGCGTCCAGCTGCCCGTTGGACGCCCACAGGATGTATTCCGATTCGTTCTTGAAGCCGGGCTGCGGGCGGGCGGCGGGCTTGCGCCACACTACGATTCCGCGCCAGCGCCACCCGGCGACCTGCAGCGCGTCGCTCAATGCAGGTAGCTGCCGCCAGTCGGTGAAAACGAGCGCCTGGCCGCCGGGGCGGACGAGGCGTAGGGCGTCGGTCAGCCAGAACGACGACCAGAGGGTGAATGCGCGCTGGTCGCGCTGGTCCGGGAAGTCGGGCATGGCCTTGCCGCTCACCGAGTCGGAGGAGACGTATTTCTCGACCGCGCTGCGGGTGGTGCGTTCGCTGGTCGTGGTGCCGCCGGAGCAGTAGGGCGGGTCGGTGATCAGGGCATCGAATGATCCGGACGGCAGCCGGGCCATGATGTCGCGGGCTTCGCCGCAGATCACGCGGTCACCGGTGAGCGCGTCGGCGGCGCTGGTGAATCTCAGAGGTCTGGAATCTTGCGGCATGTCGACATCACCATTCCATCTGCGCTTCCGCGCTCGGTCAAGATCATCTGTCGGTTACACGCAGCAATCCACCATCCAATCGGCCACCGCGTCAAGCGGTGCGTGCTGCGACCTGGGGTTTCCGTATCGGCCGGTGAACGAGAACGGGGGTCGCTGACCAGCTTCGCGCTGGCCAGCGACCCCCTGGCGTTAGATCAGCTCTCGGGGAACCAATCGAACTTCTCGCCCACGTCCTGCATGATCAGCGAGTGCCGGATCAGCGAGTGCGTCGCCGCGTCCAGCAGATGCTCGTACGGCCCGTAGGACTCGAACTTGCACAGCGCGACCGCTGTGAGCCATTCGAGTAGCCCCAGGTCGAGCAGGCCGGTGGTTTCCGCGTCCAGCGGAAGGTCCTTGACCAGGGCCCGGGCCCGAACCGCGGCCTCCTCGAGCTGGGGCAGGTTGCCCGGCTCGAATACCGGAAGGGCGATCGGCGGGGTGAGCAAAGCGAAGATCTTGCACATCAGCACCCACCCGTAGGTGATGCGCTTGCCGATCTCGCGGCGCCTCTCATCATGGTTCATGATGCTCCTTTGTTGTGTTGTCAAACTGCTGCCGGTCGGGGTCCGACCCCCTTCCGACACTTCATACTTTACAACATTGGAGACATGTTTTGCAACACTTCTTTGGGGAGAATTTTCAGCGGTGCCTGTACCGCTGACGTCCGGCCATCGCCGCATCGATCGTCGCGCGCCTCCACCGCTTCACCCCGTCGGACTCGTCGTCTGGGTCGCGCTGGATACGCCCGCGCGAGATGTCCGAGCGGATCGTCGATGCGCTCAGCCCCGTGTACTCGGCAATTTCGGCCACTGTCAGGAGGTCGTCCGGACGGCCGGCTGTCGCGGTGGGGCGAATGAAGTGCTCGCGCACGATGCGATCGACCGCGTCGGCGTCGAACACGTTCCAGCGACCACGTTTGCCGACCGCTGCAGGCCACACGCTGCTGGCCATCCACTGCCGCTGAACGGTCGAAAGCTCGCGGCCGTACCGCTCAGCAATTTCCGGCGCGATGACGCGCCCTGGCGTTTCGTTCTTCGATCGCGCTACCATGTCGGCGACCTCCTTTCGAGTTGGTCAAACTGCTGGCCGGTGGGGTTCCGACTTTGGGCTTCGGCCCGCCCTTCCGGCCCCAGACTTCACATGGGGGCGTTACGCCCACCCGAGAGGCCGAGGGCCCGGCGAGTGTTCGCCGGGCCCTCGGTGTTTGTCACTCCTCCTCGATCTCCACCTTGCCGGAGAGAATTCCGAGCGCCAGCTCGATTTCGTCTCGGCACCGGTGCATCTGGATGATGCCGCTGGCGACCATCCAGTCCCAATCCTCGTCATCCTCGCTGAGCCTGTCAGCGAACGAGCCGAGGGTGACGCCGGTCATCCAGTCCAGGATCGCCGTGTTGCAGGCGGCCCGCAGGATGTCGTGCATCGGGATTTCCTGGAGGAGCTTCTGAGCTCGGACCAGGTCCGCGATCTCGTCTCCGCCACCTGGTTCGATCTTGACTTCGATCGGAATGGGGAGCATCCCAAGGACTTTCACGATTCCCGCCAGATTCGTAATGAGTCCGGCGCTGAACATGTCCCAACGTTCGCTCATCGTGAGCTTCCTTTCATTGTTGTGTTGTCAAACTGCTGCCGGTCGGGGTCCGACCCCCTTCCGACACTTCATACTTTACAACACACGGCACATGTTTTGCAACATCTATTTTCGCGGATCGTCCACCAGTTCAAACCCACTCAAACCCTCGGCGTTGCCCACCGCCCAGAACCGCCGCCCCGGCAACTCCCCCACCGGAAGGCCGGCCTGGTCGGCGATATCACCGGCGCGCACCGCCATCGGGTCCCGCACCGGATGCCACGGCGTCTCCAGCTCCGCTCGCGCATCCGGCCCACTGCCGAAGACCAGTACGCACCGAACCTGCACACGCTCGGCTGCATAGGCGTTATCCGTCATCACAGAATCTCCAATTCGCAGGGGCCATATCGCCGGTACAGACCGGCCCAGGTTGTCCGGCCGCCGGCCAACCTGTCGTGAGCGATCCAGCTGGCTCGCCTCCGGGTCCAACGCCTTCTGCCCCATACGACCGTCGCGCCCTCGCGCGGCTCGGGCGGGACCGCAACCGCGAGCCCCCTTTCCGCCAGCATCTTCAAGTACCACGCATTCCGGAGGTATCGGCGCACCTCGGGCGATTGTCCATCACACGGAACGGTCCAGGTATTGCACGAGCAGCACAGCAGCCCGCGGACGGCCCAACTGCCCCACCGATCGTCGTGGTCGATCGATAAGAAGCCATGAGACGTGTCCTGCGGCGCGATTCCGCACAGTTGGCAGCAATCGCCAGACCACCGTCGAAGTTGCTCGTATTCCTCACAGGTCAGCCGATAGCGCCGGTGGGCACATGGCCTCCCTCGCGGCTTGGCATGAGCGGCGCGCACGGCCGTCACCCGCCGCCTTCACGATTGCCCGCTGGCGGACGCGGCGGAAGCTTCGCGCCGGGCCGCCGCAAATACCAGCGAATCAACAAGTTGATCACTTTGGCGCGGTCGGAACCCGCACTGGCGGAAGCTGTTTCGAGGTCTATCCAATCGTCATCCGGCACGCGCACCGAGCGGTGCTGCGTTTTGGGTTGGTCCGGCATGAGTGTTCCTTCGGCCGCTGGGGTGTACGTACAAATTGGTAGCCTATCAAGCTTGCGGTGTACGTACACCCAACGCTAAGGTGTACGTACACCCGATGAAGGAGGCGCACATGACGAAGCCGGATCTCAAGCCCGCGGACCACTACGTCGGCCAGGTCATCCACTACGGCGGCCGCCGCTACACGATCACCGAAGGCCCCGAGTACGAGTTCGCGTCGCTCGCCCGGACGCGCAACGACCGCGGGCAGGAAGTGGTGCTGTTGCTCCGCCTGAACGCCGACGGCGAGATCATCCGGGCCTCGACCCGCCACGGCAACTGGCAGGACGTCACCGTCACCGCCCCCGTCGCAGTCTGAAACCCATTCCCTCTCAGGAGAACCCGATGTCTGATATCGAAGCCGGTACGACCGACCTCTACCCGGTCCGCGCGGCCATGCTGCGCCACCGCGGGCCCTACATCGCCGAAACGATCCTGCTCGACCGCTACGACGAGGACGGGTGGCAGCGCATCACCCGCGACCGCGACGGTGAATACCTCGGCCGGCTCCGCTCGCAGAGCATCGGCGAGATCGTCTACTTCCTCGAACGCCCCGACAAGCACTCCTCGCGGCACCCCCACTTCCGCGCCGCGATCAACGCGCTCGGCGCATCGCTCGACGACGCCGAAGAGGCGCGCGAAGCCTGATCGTCCCGCATGGTGCGCGGCCCGGTTCGACTCCGGGCCGGGACACGACCGGTCACCGATATCCACCCGAGCAGTCCGCGGATCCAACCCGCAAGCATCCGAGCGGGGAGACAATGGCGTCTCCCCCACGGGCTGCCCCCCTACATTCGAGACCTGCTCCACCGCGAGAAATCGTCACTGACTGCCAACCGTCCCGGAAGGGCTATCGAATCGTGAAGCTCCGCATCCACGACATAAACCATTACGGACAATCGTTCGACATCGACTGGCCCGGCGAGTGGCCACTCCCGCGCCGCGCGGAGACGATCGTCCTGCCGGAGGGCGACTTCATCGTGAGGGACGTCTTCTACTTCCGTGACCGCGCCGAGCCCCTCATCGTTCTGGAAGTCACCGACATGCCGGGCGGCGGCCTCGGAAGCACCATCCGTACGCACTACTCCCATCTCTTTCCCGAGGACAAGGCCTGATCAGCATGACGTTTCAGGAGGACAAGGACGAGATCGCGCGCATGCTGCTCCGACCTGTCGCCCCGAAGACGACGGAACGCCTGTGGACGGAATTCCAGCAGATGTTCGAACGTGTGCAAGCTGATCCCGCGGCAAGCGCCGAGCTGACCGAGGAAACGGCGGAGATCGATGCGTGGCTGGCCGCGAAACACGCGGACTTCATCGAGGACCTCCGCGGTCGTCTGGATCTGGACGCCGGTCTGCGAGATGTGTTCCAACGCGGCGGCACGCCGCCAGCAGAGGCGTGAGACCACCTGCGACAGCGAGTCTTTCAGAGCGAATCCCGCAAATCCGCTGGTAGTAACGTTTTTCATGCTGTGAACGATGCAAGGACGTCATCACAACAAATCGAGCTAGGAGAATTTGTGAGCATCACCCGTTTTGCCGCTATCGCTTTCTCCGCTGTTGCCGTGATCGGGGCCAGCGCCACTGTCGCCCAGGCCGGCATTCCTCTCGAGCCCGCGCCAGCCGCTGTCGCCGTCGACGGCACGACAACCCCCGACCCCGCCACGAGCGGTAGCGCGAACCTGGGTAACGCCGTGGTCCGAGCGTTGACGAGCGGCAGCGCGTCCGGCGGCACGACCGCGCCGACCACCCCCCAGTAGGGCGAGACGGTCCCCCAGTACGCAGAATGGCCGCCCCGGTTGCCGGGGCGGCCATTTCGTTTCTGTGCTCAATCCAGTTCGACCGGGACGCCGCGCACGGCGCCGTCGTCGCCTCGGTGCGGCCAAAAGATCTGCGGGGAGCCGGCGGCGTCCGTGTACATGATCCAGCGACTGCCGTCGTCGCGTACGCCTTCGATCCACCCAGCGTGGGCCTGGAAATCTTCGCGACCAAGTTCATTCCCGCCGGCATCGCATCGGATGCGCACGGCGGTGGCCTCGTTGGCCCGGTATCGGCCGATCGTGATGTTCTGCATTGGATGCTCCTCTGTCGTCATGGCGATCTGAGGCCGGAACATCCATCCGAACCGATACCAAGTTACTCGTCGACGAGCACCAGGTGCTGGATCGGTGTCGGGAATGGGTACCCGCCCGGCGCATCCTCAACTGGTTCCACGACCACATGAGTGGGATCACCGTCGGCCTCCATCTCCACGATGCGGAACACCGACACCCCGCCCTCGATGAGCTTGACCCGCGATCCAACCTGTAACGCCATGCCGCGATCCTATCGGCGCCTGTCCGCGATTTCGTCGCTCACGACTCTCCCGCCGCCACCTTGGGCGCTCCCGCCTCGGCGTCGTCAGGTACCTGGAGCAGCCACAGGAACAGCGTGCAATCCTCGCCGACATGCTCATAGCATCCCTGCGCCGTCTCACACCGACAGCCAGGATCGCTACACCGGTACGCCGGGGCGTTTGGGTTCCAACGCATCTCGCCCTTGCAGTTCTGACACAACAGCTTGCTCACGACTCCGCTCCCGCGGTGATCTCCCGGATGACTTCGCCGAGGCCGCCCAGCCGCGAATGCGTCTGCTCCACACCCTCCGACGTCATGTACCGGACCTCAAGGTTCACCTCGACCGTGTCGTCGGCCACCGAGTAGCCGGGATTGATGTCGATACTCTCGTCCACGCCCACGACGCGCGCGATATCGAGGGCGGGTTCACGGTCGCGGAGCCACGCGGCAACGGCAGCGTAGAAGCCTCCGCGCCAGTCGCTCATCGGTCCCCCCTCCCCGCTTCGGTGATCCACTTGTCGAGCACATCACCCACATGGTCCGGCCACTCGTACTCGTTGTCCTCCAGCCACTTCCCGCACTTGCAATGCGGGGCGTCGTCCTCAAATACGTAGACGGCGTCGTGGACGCCGATCTCCGTCGCGACCGTGTCGCGGTCGGCGGCGAGGATGTAGCCCGCCTCAAGCAGTTCGTCCGCGAGCTCGGCGGCGTCGCGGAATTGATACTCGGCCATGTGAGCCTCGGCCTTGGACCAGTGCTCCCAGGCGCTCACGGCGTCGGTTCTCCTGTCCCGCCGGTGATCTCCCGCACCATGTCCTCAATGGCGGAGAGTTTTCGCAAGGCGCGCGGTAGATCGGGTTCAGATACCAACCTGATCCGGCAGGGCCACTCACCCCGGCAGCGCTCCACATGGAGTTGGCCGTCGCGGTCTGTCCAACCGATGAGGGCGCCCTCCAGCGAGATGGACGTCTCGTAGGGCTTACGATCGCTCACGATTCCCCTCCCGTCTCGGCGGAATCGTTGTCCTCGAAGAACGTCACGCCACCGAACCGCAGGTCCAGAAACCCCAGATACTCGCCCGCATTCACCACTGAGAGGTTGCCGACCTGGTTCTTCACCAGTACCGCGGCGGGGTAGCGGGCGGCGACCGCGTCGGCCATCTCACGGAGCTGTTGGGCGGTCACGCCGATGTCGTCGATGCTCACTCACCCTCCCCGGCGGGATCGGAGTAGATGGAGGCCAGCATCTCCAGCACGTCCCGCAGCGCGGCCGTAGCGCCTGTGGTCATGTCCATCGCCCGAGTGTTGTCGACCGCCGGGCCGTGACTGGTGACGAACTCATAGCGTTCGATCACCTTCCGGATCGCCTCCACCCGCCGCAGGGTGCGGGCCGGGTCTTGGCGCACGATGTGCTCTGCCGCCTCGACCTCGTGGACGTGACCGATATGCGGGCTGATCGTCTTCCCGGCGGCACCTGGATAGGAGATGATGCTCCACCCGCTGTCGAACTGCTTGTCGTCGATCGCTCGGGCGAGTTGCTCGTCCCGGTCCAGGCCAGCAGACAGACGAGACAGGATGTCATCGGAGGTCACGCGGCCCACTCCGTCCGGTAGTCCGGGTGATCGGACCATATTGCGGCCAACTTCTGCAGCATCCACCCGAGCCACATCACAGCCGCTGCGTCTTGGCCGGCCGTGAATGCGTTGGTGGCGTGCTCGTTGCGAGAGTTGCGCGCTCTGACCGCAGTGCGATATGCGTCGAGCACGTCGCGGCCGAACTCGCACTGCTGCAGCACCCGTGCCGGGTCGTGGCGGGCGATGTGCCACAGGCCGCCCTGCTGGCGCGCCTCCACCTGGCGGAGAATGAACGCGGGCAGCGGGCCGACATGACGTGTCGGATACTCCTCGACCGTTCGCAGCGAAATCGCCTGGGTATCCAGCCCTTCCACCTCAACCCCAGGTTGCAACGGATCCCTCTCGCCGTCTTCCCAACACCAATGCGTACCAGGACGTTCGGGGTCGATCGCAGATTGCGCGGTTTCCTCGTCCTCGGCAAGCCGGGCCTCGATGAACTCGACGATGGTCACGGGCGCCTCTTAGCAGCGATCCCGGACGCGATCGACTGCATGACCTGCGCTGCGACGTATTCGTCCCGCGCGCGCGGCGTCAGCCCGTCGGGCACGGAGGCTGTGATCTCATCGTAAGTACGGCGGATATTCTCGCGCGTCGCCAGCATGTCCTGGACGAATGGCTCATCCGGCGCCAGAAGTTCCAGAGTGTCGAGTGGGTCTTTCCACCGGTCGTGAACGATCGCCCAGCGGGAGGCGTCTTGCTGCTCGGATTCGAGGAACGGGTTGCGTTGCAGAGTGATCGGCGGCAGCAGTTCGGACTCGTCTACCAGGCGCCCATTGATAACCCGCCAGCACATACGATGTCCCTTCGGGAAGTCGACTGTGAGACTGCCGCCTTCACATAGGGCACTCATCGGTGGCCGCTCACTCGACTGGCTGACCGGGCGGCCCTCAGGGTCCCGTGATCGCCACAGGAACAGGGGCGCCCACTTCTCGATCGACGTCATTCCTCGTCCTCATCCGACGGCGCTTCGTCCGGGAACAATCCCTCGGCGCGTTCCACGACGAGGTACAGCAGGGCCGGTTCAGTCGGCAACTCTTCGGTGGCCGGCCAGTTTGCGGAGCAGAATTCGTTGCGGAACCAGTGACGGCCGATGACTCGATAGACGCCCCGCAGATCACGGTGGACGGTATCGGCGAGGTCGATGAGGTCGCCGGGCACCGGCGGGTGCGCGGTGCGGTAGGCGCCGTTCATGTTCTGCCCGTTGAGGGTGGTCCGGGTGTATCTGTATTTGCCGGGGTGTCCGGTAGCCGGTTCGCGGACGTAGAAGAAGCAGTCGACGAGGTTCCGCTTATCGAGCGCGGCAATTGAGGACGAGGGCATGTGTCGATTCTGGCAACCGGAGTACGGATTGTGGCGGCGCGATATTGTAGGTGTCCCCCTGGGCGGGCAACCGCGTCGGCGAGTGGTGCACCGCGGACCGGCTAGCCTGCCCGGAACCACCCGAGGGGCCTGGCTCATCACCCGCCCCCTTCTTTTGCCGTCGAGGTGATGAACGATGGCAGCGGCCGAGCAGGCGGCCCAGGGGCAATCTTCTGCCCGGCAACGCTTTTCACATTCACGGACCGCTGGGATTCACGGCTGATCGATCGCGAACTATTGCAGCGCAACAGATTTGCGCCAACCGAGATAGAGAGGCCCCAGAGTCAACGAAAATCCCGGGGCTTCGATGTGAACTGAGTGGCAGCTCTTGTCTCCCGTATTCACCGAGAACCATGCTGCACGCACACTCTCGCGCATATGTTCGAATTATGTTGGCGCAGTTGACCTTCCGACATTCCACGCATTCGAGTCAGCCTGTCACCGGATCATCCTATGAATTTCTGACCTCCGATAACCAAACGTTATCGGCGGTCAGAAAACCGGACCAGACGGTCGCTGGAGCGAATCAGTCAGCGACCCGCGCGGCCGTCGAACGCAGTGTGCCGACACGACTCCTCAACCGGCGGGGTGAAGATCACCGCACCACATTCGCGGCACTCGTGAGTGCGGTGACAACCGGTAGGCATGAGAGTGCACGCTCGCGTGCCGACGAGCACGCGCCCCGCCTCCAGGCGGTGACCGTTCGGGCATTCGATCGGCCGGCCTTCCATCCAACCGCCTCCGCGGACTTGCCACAGCGTGCCAGCCTCGACGGCGGTGCCATCGGGCAACTCGTACCGAGGCGCAACACCATCAGCTTCCGAACTCACGTTCGAATAATACGGCTGGGCGGATGCCGCGGCCCAGCGGTCCGCACACCGAGTCCGATGCGCGGGCCGCAGGCCGCGGTTCCTTGCCTGTCGCCGCGGTGCTACTCGCGCCCCTCGATTTCCGCCTGGATCGCTTCAAGTTCGGCGACATCCGCGGCCTGCGCCTGCAGCTCGCGCCGGCGCTCGTCGAATCGGGCGTAGCGTTCGGACGACACGCGGGTCGCTTCGTCGGCCGACACGCGCCCGGGACCTTTGAGGATGCCGCGCTCGTCGAATTCCAGGAAGCGATCGGTCTGGGCCACCCAGTCGGCCATCAGCATCTGCTGGCGCCGCTCCGCGCGGTCCTCGGCGAAGTCGAGGAACCGCGTGGTGAGGCGGTTGAGCTGCTTCACTTCCTTCTCATCGAGATAGTTCTTCGCGATTCCGACGTCGCCCTTGCGGACGACGCCGCCCTTCCAGCTGGTGAGGCCCATGTTGGGCAGCTCGTGGTTGCAGCGCTTCACCACGAGCTCGGCGGCCGTGTGCCCGGTCACCGCGAACAGCAGCTTGTTCTGGATCGTGGCGAAGAATGTCGTCGCGATCTTGGACTTAGGGTCGTAGTCGGCGCTCGATGCCGAGAACACATCGCGGACCTTCTCGTAGAAGCGCTTTTCGGACGCGCGGATGTCGCGGATCCGCTCGAGGAGTTCGTCGAAGTAGTCCGCGCCGACCGGATCCTTCAGCCGTGCGTCGTTCATGGCGAAGCCCTTGACGAGGTACTCCCGCAGCACGGTGCTGGCCCAGCGCCGGAACTGGGTGCCGCGGGCGGACCGCACGCGGTATCCGACCGCCAGCACGGCGTCCAGGTTGTAGTGGTCGACGGCGCGTTCGACCATGCGTTCGCCTTCGGATTGAACTATCCGGAATTTACGGATAGTTGCCTCCATCACACACTCCCCCTCTTCGTAGATCCGCTTGAGGTGGTCGTTGATGGTGCGAACGTCCTTGTCGAACAGGTCGGCCATCTGCCGCTGGCTCAGCCAGACGGTGTTGTCGACCGTTCGCAGTTGGACCTCGACGCGCCCGTCTTCAGTGCGGTAGACGATGAATTCGCTCGACGGTGCTGTCGCGAGTTCCTCGGATGGCGGATTGTCCTCGTCGAACGCGCCGGCGTTGTCGTTGTTCACGCTGTTCTCCTCGATATTGCGTTGTGCGGACCGTCGAGGGGCCTGCCAGCAGGAAGAACAGCGCTAGGCGCCACCCCCGACCTGCGAGTGTCGGAGGTGTTGCGTAGACTATGGGCGTCCGACCAAGACGCACCCGGGCCCTGCTGGAGCCGCCTCTGGCAGGGCCTCAGCGTATCCGGAACCGAAATATTGCGGTCCCGTAACAATCATACGAAACGGTACCGACAGCCTTCGCCTTTTGATACTCGAAGTCGCGCGTGATCTGGACGACGCCCCGTCAGGCCGCCATCGACAGGTCTACTGGCGGCGGATACCTCGAACAAGGCTAGCCACGCTCAGGCCGCACCGGATAGCGGTCGGGGAGGGTCACACCGAGATGTTCGACGAGGATCGGCGGGGCGGGGACGGCTGCGCCGTCTTCCCCGTGGAAGGTCCATTCCAGCCGGATAAAGTCGCGCCCGGCAACGCATACGTCTGCGTACGCCGCTACCTCATCCAGGATTTCGGCGAAATCATCGCTGGTCGTTTGGCCGGCGCATTCTTCGCCCAGGAGCCCCCATTCGGCTGTCCACGATTCGACGCCGGTGTCGTCGTGGAGGTACAGGTCGATGTCGATGATCGGTTCGACGGTGGCTGGGGGGAATGCGAATTGCATGCTGGCGTGTTGCTGGGCGAGTCTGTGTTCGTCGATGTCGGCGAAGTGCTGCTGTAGCTGCTCGTCATCGGGGTCTTCTGCGCTCATGCCATCGATCCTGGCGTGTTGCAGGAGTCGCGTCGCGCGATTGCGGAAATCCGTTGCTCAGATACGCGAAGAGCCCAGGACGACAACGCTTTCGGCATATCTCCTGGGTCTTCCCGGGTTCATGCAGCCGGTTTGGCCTCGGCCTCGCGGATCTCGAACAGGGTGAGCTCACGCCCGGCCACAGCCGCGGCGCGCTTCTCGGCCGCCTCTTTCCGCTCACAGGTCGGGCCGACGCCTTTCCGTTTGGATTCTTCGGAGGTGAGCCAGCCGGGGCAGCGGCGGCATTTGATCGCCACCGTGGTGGGGACATCCTCGTCGATCTCTTCAGCCATTTCGGCCTCCACCCCTGGTCGCCTGGTATCGGCGGTCTTCGGCCGCCCAGCCCGCGCACACGATGGCGGGTCTGCCGTCAGCCTGCCACGCCCTACCGACACGAATCACCGGTTGGTAGTCGTCTCCCATGGGCAGCTCGACCACGCCCGAAGGATGCACGTGCGCAATTGTTTTCGGCATCCCATCGTGACAGTAGAAAGTGACGTCGCGGTTATACGGGAGCGTGTCGCCCTCGAGCGCGGTTCTCTCCGGGGAGTCGTGCCGGTACGCGCAGTCTCCGCAACGACCTTCGCGGACCGGTGACGGGCCGGCCTGGACGTCCCGGGCCGGGTGCGGTGCGATGACGTCGCGCCAGCAGGTGCAGGCCTGGCCGAGCAGCGAGGCCATGCAACATCCGAGGTCCGGCGATTTCGGGTAAGTCTCGGGCGAATCACTCACGACTGCTCCGTTTCGGGGCGGTACACCCAGTTGCCTGTGATGGTGTTGAAGCCGGCTCGCCGATAGCGCTCGATGTTGAAGCCCAAGTCGTGGACGGAGAGCGGAACCCGGATCGGCGTTTCGATCTCGTCGACGAGGCGGTCCAGAGTCCGCACGGGCCGGTTGTGGGCGCGGCCGCCGCGGAATTCTGCCTGAAGTGAATGTGGTTGCCGCCAGCGGACTTCCATCCGGATCATCCCGTGGTCTTGGCCGATTTGGCGCATCTGCAGGTTCCTGGGGTCGATCCACGCGTGGCGCAAGCGCTCGAACCGGGCTTCGGCTTGTCGCGCGAAAGCGTGAGCCACCAGTCCGTCCCAGACCTCGACGGACGCTCCTACCCCTGTCGTGCCCGTGGCGGTGCCGACAACTGTCAGTTGTTCGAGTTGTTCGACGATGGCCAGGTCCAGGATTGCGGTCTCGTCGCGTAGGTACCAAGAGCCGGCCGACGGTGGCTGGCGGTCGCGGACGTCCATCCAGGTGCGGCCGTCCAGGGTGCCCACGCAGACGTCTTGCGCCGATGCGGGGATGACGATCTCGGGCATGATCGCCGTGAGGTCGTCGCACCGCCACCACTGCGGCTCAGGGGCGAGCTGACGCGGGTCGGTAATATGCAGCGGGCGCCAATTCCGTTCGCGATTCGGGCGCAGGCGGATGCCTTCGGGAGCGAGGTGGCCTACCGGCTGCCAAGGGCCGGAGCTTCCGGCGGGCCGGGTAAAGACGGTAGCCGCGGGCAGGTTGCGCGGTGGCGGGGCTGCCGGGGGTGTGAACTCGCCGGTGAAGTTCGAGCCGGGGCAGCAGATCGGTGAGTCGTCTTCGTCGTACCGGTATGTGTTCAGCTCGGCGACGACCGCGTCGGTGACGCGGCCGCCGGCCTCCTCATCGAGTTCGACGGCGGACCGCCATTTCGCCCGCATCTGACGCATTCGGGTGGTGATGGCGAGGCCGTGCCAAGGTTCTTTGCACCAGGGATGCGGACATCGTGCCTGGTTGATGCTGTGGTCCCAGCCGGAGCGTTCCCGCCGCATCTGCTCGTCGACGAGCTGGTCGATCTCGTCGACGACGTCGCGGGCCGGCGCCGCGCCGTCCGGGGCGGCCGCAGGCATCATGCGTCTGGCGTGCCGACCGCGGGTGCGCCGGCGGCGGCCGCGCGCTGGGCGTCGCCGAAGCCGGTGAACGCGGCGCCGCCTCGCATGGTCGTGGTGGCGTCGGCCAGTGCGTCGAAGGTGGCCCCGACCGCCTTGGGTGAGAAGTGCATCGAGTGGCCGCGCATGACGCCGAGGTCGACGCCGGTTTCGACCGCGTCGAGGGTGGCGCCGAGGAAGATGTAGTTCCAGTTCCACTGGTCCTGTTGCTGGGTGATCAGTCGCTGGACTGCATCGCGTGACCATTCCTTCGATGCGTTCTCGTGGCCGTCGGTGAGCACGACGACGATCACCGTGGACGGTCGCTGGTCTTCGGGCAGCGCGCGGAGGTCGGCGCCGATATCGACGGTGAGCTTCCCGATTCCGTCGAGCAGTGCGGTCGACCCCCGCGGCGAAAGTTCCAGCGGCGGGACCTTCGCCAGCGGGACGTTGGAGTAGACGAGTTCGTACTCGTGGTCGAACTGGGCGAGGGTAACTGTTGCGGTGCCGGGCTTTTCGCGCTGGTCGGCGATGAACTGGTTGAAGCCGCCCTCGGTGTCGTCCTTCACCGATTGCATCGATCCGGAGCGGTCGAGCAGCACGGCGATGAGGGTCTTGTCGGGGTTGGTCATGTGTCCTCGCATCCACAGGTCGGGGTGTGCTGGGTGCCGTGCTTGCCGTCCGGCCCGAGCGGGCGGTGGCGGTCGAGCACGGCGATCAGGGCATTGATGGCGGCCTTGGTTTCGTTGTCGGGCGCGCATGTCGCTTGCTGGCAGAGGTGTTCGCGCAGGCCTTTCGGGTGCCAGCGCGCGGGCAGCTGTCGCCGGTTGCGGCGCCGCGCCGCGGCGTCGATCGCCGCCAGCAGACCGGGCGACGGTTTCGCGCCAGACTTCCTCATCCTGGCCAGGGCACCCGACGGGACAGGTGTGACGTCCATGTCGGTGTTACCTCTCGTCCGCGGTTCGGAATGCGCCACAGCAGGACTCGGCGTATGCCATCGCTCCCCTACGTTCCCTTGACGTTCATGACCTGCCGCAATTGGTGCAGCACCGTGACCAGTGGCTCTGCGGCGGCCATGACTTCGTCGATCGGCTTGTACGCGTCCGGGATCTCGTCCACCCATTCCTCGCCCGGCCGGTACTCGATTCCCTGCATGCGGGCGGAGAGGTCGTCGGCGGTGAACCGCTTTTTCGCCTCCGTGCGCGACATGCGTCGGCCGGCGCCGTGCGGTGCCGAGCAGAGCGCCGGGACGCAGCCCTTGCCTTCCACGACGTAGGAGGCGGTGCCCATGCTGCCTGGAATCATCGACCGCACGCCGGCGTGTGCATCGACGGCGCCCTTCCGGGTCAACCAGACGTCTCGGCCCATGTGCTTCTCGCGGCGGGTGTAGTTGTGGTGGGAGATGATCCGGTCGACTTCGCCGTGGTCGTCGGCGCCGATCCAGTGCGCGAATTCGGCGGCGAACCGGTCGAGCATGTCCGCGCGGTTGAGCGCGGCGAATTTCTGCGCCCACGCGAGTTCCTTGATGTAGAAGGCGAACTCGTGTGTGCCCTCGACGAGGTAAGCGAGGTCTGGGCTGGGCAGGTCGATCCACCACCGCTTGCACAGCTGCTGGGCGATCTTGATGTGACGTTGGGCGATCTTGTTGCCGACGCCCCGGCTTCCGGAGTGAAGGAACAGCCACACGTGCTGGCGTTCGTCCAAGCACAGCTCGATGAAGTGGTTACCGCCGCCAAGCGAGCCGAGCTGCTCGCGCCACTTCGGAGAATGCGTGAGGTCGACGCTGTTGCGCGCGGCGAGTCCTTCGAGCTCGGCGATCCGTTCGGCGGTGTGGTCGCGGGTGATGGCGGTGTTGTAGAAGCCGGGGCTCAGCGGGATCGCGGCCTCGATGGCTGCGCGCAGCTGGCCCAGGTCGCGGCCGTCGATATCGGCTGCGGTGAAGCGAGTCTCGATCGCACCCATACCGCAGCCGATGTCCACGCCGACCGCGGCTGGGATCACAGCGCCGTCGGTGGGGATGACGGTTCCCACCGCGGCGCCGAGCCCACTGTGCGCGTCGGGCATCAGCGCGACGTGCGGGGCCACGAACGGCATGCTCGCGGTCTGGTGCGCCTGTTCGATCGTGTTGTCGTCGATCTCAACGGCCCACGACAGCAATTTGGGGCTGATCTGCGTCATCGGCATTAGAAGGGCCAATCGCAGTCGCGGCCGCGCTCGAGGAGCGGGATCATCGTGAAGGCCTTGTCGGTGAGGCCTCCGAAGGTGTGCCGGTTCGGGCCGCCGGCGGCGTGGCCGCGCTTGTAGCCGGCGAGGTTCCAGGTGTAGAGCGGCACCTGCTTCGGGAGCGCCTGGCCGACTTCCTGGCCGTCGTGCTGGGCCTGCTCGTCGGTGAGGATCACTACGCGGTCGTGGGCGTTGAAGTGGCGCCGCACCGCGGCCGCGGTGGCGGTGCCGCCACCGAGGAACCATCCGCCCTGCTTCCACCGGTCGAGGGCTTTGAGTAGGGATTCGCCTGCGGTGGTGGTGAATTCGCGGGTGTGGGCGTTGTGGGGCTGCCCCCAGTACTGGGCAGTACTGGAGAACGACACGAGGTCGGCTGACTCGCAGCGGGCGGCGAGGCCGATTCCGAAGAGTGCGGCCGCGTCCCAGCGCCGGAGGGTGCCGTCCTTGGAGAAGCCGGCATCCATCGAGGAGGAGGTGTCGACCAGCACCAGCGTGCGGCCGCGGAGCTGCGGGATGTTGGCCAGCGATAGATCGAGGGCCTTTTCCAGCGGGTACGCCCAGCGCAGTGAGGGCGCGGCCCGGTAGGCGGACAGGAACTGCATTGGCAGCATCCCCGACCGTGCGACCTGCTGGGGGTCGCTGAGGCGTGCAGCGACCTGCTCGGCGATATCGTCGCTGACGTGGGCCTGGTCGAAATTGCGAAGGTTGCGCGTGAGCGCCATGTAACCCATGGTCGGGATCGCCGCCGACCACAGTTCGGCAGTCCACGGTCCCTGCACGAGGACGGGGATCGCTTCCCAGGTCATTCCGGCCAGACGCAGCAGTTCCGCCAGGTGGCCGCTCGTCGCCAGCGTCTTGATGTGCTCGGGGCTGTGGGTGCGCATGTGGGCGTTGGCGTGCAGCATCTGGAGGCGGGGCGAGGGCTCGACGTCGTTGCCCCAGCGGCGGGCGACGAGGTATTTGAACAGCTCCGACTGCCAGAGGGCCTGGGGGTCGGGGTGGGTGAGCTGGATGACGTCGGCGAAGCGGATGCCGTGGCCGGCGCTGTCCCACTTGAGGGTTGAGCGTTCGTTGTAGAGCCGGGCCGCGGCGTCGGCTATGCCTCGCTTGACGGGTTTCGGGAGTCGGCGCCCGTAGTGCGACAGCCAGTAGGCGACCATCTCCCCCGGTTCGTCGGCGCGCTGGAGCACGGCGTTGACGAGTTCGCGGCCACCGTGCTGTCCAGCGTCGTTGGTGGCTTTGGCGGCTTCTGCGGCGAGCACGAGAGACACGCTGCGCATGTTCACTTCGGTGCGCAGCCAGCGCCCGAAGCGAGTGAGCCAGTCGAGGTCGTTGAGGGCGATGGTGCGGACGAGCCCGGCAAATCGGGAATCGCGTTCGATCGCGGTCTCGTAGAAGGTCTTCTCCCCGACCATGTTGGTGATGGCGAGGAGGAAGAGTTCGGATTTCGCGTCGCGGGCGAAACCGGTTTGGATCGGGCCCGCGGCGACTGCCCGCGCGGCGCTGCCGTTGAACTTGCTCATGCCTGCCCTTCTGTGGATGGCGGGGGCACAAGCATTCAGAGTTTCGGGAGCGGGGCCTGAGAAAGATTCGGCGAAGGTGATAGCGCTCTGCCAATTGAGCTACACACCCGATCCTTACGGGGGGTGTGACAGGAATCGAACCTGCAACCTCTCCATTAACAGTGGAAGTAACCCACGCCAGCGCACCAGGCTCCGCCCCCGAAGGGGTCGACGATCGCCCGAGAAAAACAAGCCCTGGTGAAAGTGACTGTAGGTGTCATAGGCCGCTCGACCACACAGCACGCTCAGCGCTGCGACGGGATTCGAACCCGCGTTCCCCGCTTGAGGGCGAAGTAACTCTCACCTATCGCACCGGGCGATCAACCACACTCTGAAGTTTGTACTCCCGAGAAAAAAGGTCGCCGAGGCATTTCGGTGTCAGATCCGCATTCTGATGAAGTAGCCCCAGCTAGCGCACCGGAAGTAATCGCCACTGTAGCCATATTGCCTACCTACGCCAAGGCTATTCCACGTCGTGTCGCAGCTCTGGCGAAGATTCCTTGGCAGATTGGACAGCTACCGGGCGGCTTTGCTGCGCAATGTGGGCATCGAGTGCCTGCCGTCGATAGTTCAGCACTGTGCTCTGATACTCGAGGTATTTGTCCTCGTCGAGGATCGAGTGCGGTTCGTGGCACACCGAGCACTCGTGCGTTCGTTTCCGAAAGTCCTTGCTGTAGGCGGCATCCATTGCGCTGCACCACACCTCGTAGAGGATCTGGTCGATCGCATCCTTCGGCTGCCAGCTCCGGTCGTCCACTGTGGTCGCGTCCTTTCGTCGGCTTCGTGGCCGCTGCTCGTAGTACTGCGAGCGCGCCACCCTGCCCTCTCGCACCTTGCGCGGAAGATGCCCGCCGTGCCAGCCGTCATCGACAGGGCACCGGTAGGCGGTGAGTTGTTCTGCCGGGTGTCGGCGGCGGCAGGCGCGTTTGGCCGCCTTACGGCTGGTGAACAGTTGTTTGCGGCACGGCCTGCACCAGCCGATGTGACGTCTTTGCTCAGCCACTGTCGGCTATCCGTGCCACCCGGCGACACCGGGATAGCCGCTCATCGTTTCGAGTAGAGGTCGGGTTGGTCATGGCTTCTTCCCTTCGCGAAGATGGTTGATCAGCGCGAGCAGCGTGAGAATCCCCCAAAACGTTGCCCATACCCAGTCGAATGGAACATGGTGCTCGACAGCGTCATACGCGGCGTTCGCGGTGGCGACGCCGAAGATCAGAACCCACATGGTTGTGCTCCGATGCCCAGCGGCGTCACGCGCAGCGAGAAGCCGAGTTCGGCTTCCAGACGTGCCTGGATCCGGCCGAGTGGCCCGACCGGCAGCGCGAGCTGCGGCGTCCTGTACCAGAGCGGGAAGCCGTCCGGGATGTTGAACAGCACACGGAACATCGCCGGGTTCACGTCTACGACGGTGAATTCGACGGTCTCCCTGCGCCCTCCGCTGGGTGTGCAGCTCCAGTTCATGCATGGACCTCGCCGCTGGCAGCCGGGGTGTGGGAGTAGATGCGGCTCATCGTCGTTGTCTCCATTCCTGCCCACACTCTGGTTCGATGCAGGTGCGGACTATCTCTGTTGCCGGCTCGGCGCCGTCGGTCTTCGGGGCGACGCGGAGCGGATGGCAGGCGTGGCGTTTGCATTTCGGGCAGTCGCAGAACGCGGTGAACTCTTCGAGCCGTGCAGGCTGCGACTTCGGAATGTGTTGAGGGGTAGATGTTTTGCGGAAAGTACTGAGTTCTCGGCGGTAGCGGTCCAGCTCGATCACATGCGCGTGGAGCTGCTTATTCATCTCCTCCATCAGTGCCCGCTCGAGCGCGGGATGGGGGCGGCGTGGGCCGCGTCGCCGGTCAGGATGAAACCGGCCGACGGCAACGTAGGTGGCGATGCCGCCGATGATCGCTGGCAGGTAGAGGAGAAGGTCCATCAGAACGGTGGATCGTTGGCAATCATGTGTTGCACCCATGTCTGCGGCACCGGGGTCAGGTCGTGGGCGTCGAGGCCGATGTGGAGTTGGCGGCCGCGGACCTTGATCGGGCTGTGGGTGTGCCCGTGCAGCAGCCATCGGTCGGCGTTCTCGCCGATGCACGGGAGCCGCCACTCCTCGAAGCGGTTCTCTGGCGTGTGGTCGCCGTAATCGCTGCCCTGGAAGGGGAAGTGACATAGCAATACCCGTTGATCAGCGATCTTGCGGATCCCGTACTGCTGGACTGATTCGAATGCGGTGTCGAGGTAAATCCGCTGCCACTTGGCCGCTTCGCTGCGCATTGCGTGGCAGCCGTCATGGTTGCCTGCTTTCAGGTGCTTGCGGCCTGGGCGCCGCGAAACCCACTGCAATGCATTCAGTTCCGCACGCTTGCCGCCGACCGAGATGTCGCCGAGTACCTCCACTATGTCGTCCCGTGCGACTCTGCTGTCCCAGTTCTCGGCCAGGACACGGTCATGCTCCGCCGTCGAATCGAATCCCCGCTCGGCGGCCACGAAGCGATGATCGATATGCAGGTCTGACACGTACCAGATTTCGCTCATGATCGGCCTCCGTCCGCGATCTCGAGGTGAGCGCGACGGATGCGCTGCAGAAGGTCTTCGAGTGGTGCTTCGGTGGGCTCAGCCGGAAGGACTGTGCGTGCGTCGTCGAACTTCGCTTCGTATTCGGCGATCAGCGTTTCGGCTGCTCGGGCATCTGGGTCGTGCGCAACCCGCTGCCCGAACTCGAACAGGAGCTCAGGCGCAGGTACGCGGATCGGCAGAGTGCCGGTGGTGTATAGCTCGTAGCCTTGCCAGAGGATCCGCATGGTGTGGCGGGCGTGCTTCTCTCGTCGCGTTTCGAGCGATCCGGCGAAGCGGCCCGAATTGACCAGTCGCTTGAGTTGCCCACGGGCGTACTCGAAGTATCGGTCACGCACGTTTTGAGCTGACAGGAAGCAGTCTCGCAGGGCGATGAGTTCCCAGCCGAAACCGGTTGAGTGGGTGTAGTTGTCGAGCCAGAGGATTTCGAGCGCGTGTGGGTTGCAGGCGAGCATGAGGGTCATCGACTTGCCGATCTCGTGGAAGGTGCCGTCTGCTCCCCCGCGGCCTTTCCGGGTGGCGCGTTCACGAGAGGGCGGGTGGAGTCCGAGAAAGTTTCGGGTGGGTTCGACGTAGATGCCGATGTAGTCGAGATCGCTGCCCGGGCGGCTCAAACCATAGGCTGTCGAGCCAGCGATACCTTCGAGAAGGAGTTTCGTCACGGGCGGTCCTCCTCCGCCTCGGCGGCCGCCGGCGGAGACTTCGGGAGGAGATATGTCCGGTCGCCGTAGTATCCCCGCACGCTGGGGACAAGCTGGTCGAGGGCCCAATTGAAGATGTCGCAGATGGTTTCCATGTCATCGGCACCGGCCTTGTCGTAGAACACGCCGAGTTCACCAGTGCCGCCGCCGTCCCACATCACAGCCATGATCGGTTGGCTCGTGTCAGCCGGGTCCCTCGGATGGGAACCGCAGGGCCACCAGACCCCGAGGCGGCCGCCGTCATTTGCGCGACACCAACGCAGCGCCCGCTCGGCCATCTCGTCCCGCGATTCGTTTTGCGGGACTTCATTCTTCATATGATCACCTCGTGGTGTAGTGGCCCGTCTGTGCCGGGCATTCCGTAGATTTCGACCTGTTGTTGCGCCCAGGCCGTGTTCTTGGTGACGATCTCGTCGAACGCCACGTAAGGCATGAGCGTCGGCAGCATGTGGTTCAGTGCTCGAAATTCGTTGCTGGCGTGGGCAGTAAGGTCGACTTGGCGGTATGCGACAAGCCGTGACCCGCGGGTAGCTATGTCCTCGATCGTGGCTCGGTGGTAGGTCCGCAGCGCGACGCGGAGAATCATGCGGTAGTTCTCGTCGCGGTCGATGGTCAATTCCCACCAGTGGTCCGCGGGCGCGCAGGGCAGCCGTTTCCTCAGTTCAGCGATCGGATCGAACGGCGCGCCGCCGGATTGCCACCCTGGCGCCGGTCGGGTTGCCCGGCGGCGGAACAGCGGTGCGACTGCCCAGCCGAATGCTACGGCCAGCACGATGATCGAGATGCACCAGAAAATTTCGAATGCGCTCATCTGGGCGACTTCCATTGCTTTTCAGCCTGTTTGGCCAGATAGGACCACGGCATCTGCACGACCTTGATGCTGCCGCTGCTGCCCTCGATCGCGACCGGTACGCCGGGCGCGGTGAAAATGCGTCCGGAGCCGCTGCAGCCGGTGATCACGCAGCGGTGCAGGACGATCACGTCGTGCACGTTGCCGCTGCAGGCCGTCAGGTACAGGTCCATGTAGATGCCGCCGGAGACGTTCTCGCTGGAGCCAGTGATACGTCTGACAGGGGCCGCCAGTTCCTGGAGTTCTTTTCGCGTTTGCGAAATGCTTTCTGCGGTTGGGGCTTTCGCTACTGGCTTCGGCTCCGGTGTCGGTTGTGTGGGAGTGCCATGCAACACGGCGTGGACCGACTCGGCGATCCGCAGGCGTGTCTGGTCGTCGTATTGCGGGCTGGGGAAGGTCGCCTGGAATTCGAATGCGAGGTCGATCACGCTCTTACTGGTCAGTTCAGACACCGGGAGGTCGCCCCAGGTGTCGATCAGCACGCTCTTCGCAGTGTCTGTGAGCGCTTCGTCGGATGGGGTGACCAGCAACAAGGTGCGGAACGGCGTCGACGCTGGCGCCGGCGATGGCGCAGCGTTGTGACGCTGTGCTGCCTTCTGGAGCCGGCGACAGATGAGGTTGAAGGTCGCCAGGCCGATGCAGAAGATGGCGAGGACGGCGAGGATCGTCATGGTGTCACCGGCCGGCGGCGGTAGGCGCGCAGGCGGCAGTGGATGCCCTCGAACGTCGGATGGTGTGGCGCGGTGCTGATTTCCTCCCAGCGTGTTTCGAGGGCCTCGTGGAATTCGTCATCAGCGGTGCATCCGTAGCGTTCTTCGCCGGCGTAGATAAGGAGGTCGCCGGTGTAGAAGTCGAGCACGGCGCTGGCCATCGAGTCGCTGTAGGGCGGCCAGATCATCATCAGAGCCCGGTCGGGATTCTTCAGCACGGCCATGGCGGTGTTGCTGTCGTCGACGCGGGTCCACTGCATCGGCCATGACCAGTCGCCGTTGTCGATCGCGAGAACATCGATGCCGAGCTGGCGCAGCTGCCACGCCCAATAGCCGGTGCCGGCACCGATCTCCAGGACCGCGCGGCCGCCGAGTATCTGCCGGCACCACGCGAGATCCGATGGTGACGGGATCGCGAAAGCGTACTGGCGGACCAGGCCATCACGGACAGGCCGTGGGGCGTCATCGGACTGGCTGCCGAGGAGATCCAGGGAATCGACCGGCCACGGATCGAAGAGTGGGAATCTCCCTACCGGCATCTGTCGCACGATCCGCCAATACGGGTTATCGGTGCGGGCGCCGACGTCACACGGGGTGGCGGCCAGCCGATTCCGGATCGGTGCCTCGGCGAGGCGGCGAAGGATCTCCGATGCGCGAAAATTCTCGACACCGGCGGCCCGATAGTAGGCCGGCAGCTGAGGGTTGGGACCGGACCAGCGGCGCGCAATGCGTCGCCCGGCGCGATAGTTCATGTCCGGAAAGTGCTGGAGGGTGCGGGTTTTCTGACCGCTGCTCACGTGGACTCTCCTGAGGTCTCGTCGAGGGTGTGGGTGGGGTTGGGGGCGGCCTGCCATTCGTCGACCGGTCTTCCGTCGCGGTCGAGGTGTCGGCATACGAGGTGGGCATGCGCGATGCCGCCCACGCGTCGCTGTGCCTGCCGGGCCGCGCCGACCAGGCTGACCGCCTGGTCGAGGTCGCCGGGCCGTTGCGTCTGCACGATCGCGACGACGCCGTCGTCCTCGATCAGGCGGCAGCCGTATTCGACAGCGCCGGTAACGGCGGGAGTGTCGAGGTCAGGCATTCCGGGTCTCCTTCGACGCGGGCCGGCGGGATCGGGTGCAGGTTTGCGGTTCTTTGCGGCCGGGCCACCACACGACCGGGCAGTGGAGGCAGGGCACGACGGGGGTGCGTTTTCGGCCGCGGCGCACCCGCGGCCCCCACACGTGCTGGAGGCCTTCGCTGCTGGTGCTGTCGCTCATCGGGCGGCGACCTCCGGGCGAAGAGCGAGATTGAACAGCGCTTTCGCACGCTCATCGGCTTCCTGTTCGTTCTCGTTGGGCCGCAGCGGGACAGCCGCCATGACCGACTCGAGCTCGGCGACGAATTCGGCTCGCTCGTCGGCGTTGAGGGTGGACCAGCTGCGCGGCAACGCGACCGGGGTCTTGGCGTAGACCGCCCATCGAGCCAGGCGGGCGCCGATGCGGACCGGGTAGATGAATCCGCGGGGGCCGTCGGGCCCGGCGGTGTAGAGGACTTCGGCGCGGACGACGCCGCGGTCGTCGACTACCTCGGATGAAATGGACTTGTCGAGCCCGATGAGCGCCCAGCCTTCGGGCAGCGTGGCGTGCACGAACAGCGGGTCGTCAGCCTGTGCGCCTCGTCGAATGCCGATGGCTTCCAGCTCTTTCCACATGCCGTGGGCTGGGAGCAGGTCGGCGGCCGCGCTGGTGTCGGGCCGGGTTTGGACGCTGGTGTTTTCGGTCATCGTGTGGTGTTCCAATCGGTGATATCGGTTCGGTGCCGCCGGTGGCCCGAACCGGTTCCGGTTCGGGCCACCTCATCGGGGTCTACTTGGCGGGGACGATGATCTGAGGTGCGGCGACGCCGCTGCCGGGGCACTGGAATCCGGGCTGCAATTGCTTGCCGCGGTCGATGAGATCCAGGCACCGCCACGCGATCACGCCGGGGTCCTTGCTGATGCTGTCGGCCAGGATGCGGTTGGCCTCAGCCTGCGCGGCCGCGGTCTTCTCGGACTCCTGCGCGACACGGGTCTGCGCGATCTGCTGCTGGTACGCGTCGATCTGTCCCTGCGTCTTCGTGTCGAAGTGCACGATGGGGATGATCACGTTCTGGATATCGATGCGGCCCTTGACCTTCGGGTTTTCCTGCAATGCCTTCGTGACGCGATCGGAGATGTCAGCGAGGCTCGGCGCCGCAGCGTTCGCGTCGGGGCTGAGGGGGTTGTAGCTGGCGAAGTAGCCGTTCAGGGTGGCGTTCAGTTCGCGCGTGACGAGGCTGTCGCGGATGTTCGCGTCGTCGCGGTAATCGCGGAACAGTTCGTCGCCGGCTGCGGGGACGATGCGCCACCGGATGGTGTTGTCCACGCAGGCGGCGGCGTTGTTGCCGAGCCGGACCGTAGTGCCGCCGGTGCATTTGTTCTTGTCGTCGAATCCGCCGGTCTGACTGTCGGTTTCGATGGTTCCCGAAAGCTCCGACATCTGCTGCCATGGCCAGTGCTCCACGAGACCGTTGGACCGGGTCGCGACCGGGCGGCCGAAGCTCGTGACTACGCCGACATTGCGGGTCGAGACGACGTCGAAGCACGACAGCGCGAGGAACAGCAGCGCGAGGCAGCATGCCGCCAGGCCGATTCCCGTGCCGACTGCCCCGCCGAAGGCCAGCTCGTCATCGTCGCCGGCAGCCTTGCGCGCGACCCTGCCTATGGCCGTCACCACCAGGCCGATGCTGATGAGCACGATGAACGTGATGAATGTTCCTGGCACGTGAAACCTCTTTCTGTCGAGTGGATTTCATGCGTTGGGGCGGGTCCGTGGTGAGGCATCTGGCACCACGGGGATCTACTGGGCTGCGGCTTCGGTGGTCTGCCGGGCGACACCCGCCGATTCGAGCAGCGCCTTCGCTGCGTCGATGCGCGCGACGCGTTGGGCGATGGTGTCCAATCCGGCGGGGTTGTCCGCCATCCAGGAGCGTTTCTCCAGTTCGTCGGCGCGCGCCTCGTCGAGGGCGGCCGCGCAGGAGGTCTTCTCATCGTCGGTAAGCAAGTCCCAGGACTCGGGCAGCTTCGCCGGTTGGTCTCCCCAGATCGCATTGCGGGCGAACTGGTGGCCGATATGGACGAGGTGGGAGAACGCCTTGCGGTCGTAGAACGCTGCCTTGTAGAAGATGCTGACGCGTTCGATTCCGCGCTGGTCGACGATCTTGGACCACATCGAGTGGTCGGTGGCCTGTTTCGACCATCCTTCGGGCAGCGTGGCGGAGACGAACAGGTCGTCGCCGGCCACGGCGTCGCCACGGACGAAACCGAGCGCTTCGAGTTGGTCCCACGGACTGTCTTTCGGCATGGCAGCGCTGGTGACGAACTGGCTCTGCCCTGCGGCTTCCATGCCGGTGATGTACTTGTCCTGGCCGTCGCTCAAGAGGCCGAGAAAATGAGTGAAAGGGTCTCTGCTGCTGGTGTTTTCGATCACTGCCATTCCAATCTGTGTCGGATGCCGGTGGAGCTCGGGGTGCGCCTGGGTCAGGCGATGAAGCGTTGGAACGCGATGAACCCGGATGCCGGGGCGCCGGCCACGGCGGCCACGTACGCGCGGCTGATCTCGACGCACCTCAGGCAGGTATCGACTGAGCTCCGGATTCCTCGCTCAGGGTTGTGGGCCTCGACGCGGCCGGCGTAAGCGTCGGTGTGCTCGCACGGGCTGCCGCCTTGCGCGAGGGCCTTGATGCAGGTGGGGCAGGGCATCAGCGCGTCGATCTCTTCCTGGGTGACGTGCCCGGTGCGGACGAGGTCACCGACTTGACAGGCTGCTGCGTGGCAGAGGGTGTAGATCCGGTTTCGCCGGTTTGGCAGGTGTCGGCGCTGCGCGCTGAAGGTGGTCACAAACGTCCACGCCGGCGTCCGGGATCCACGTGCGCGTGGGTCGTTGAGACTGACCTTCGGCGCGGGCAGTGGTCGCAGTGGTCGTGCTGTCTGGGTCATCGAATCTCCCTGAGTGCGTACATGTGCCAGCCGGTGCGCCAGTCGTTTGCCATCTGCAGGCGCTGGTCGGCGGCTTCGTAACTGGTGAGGACGTCTTCGCTGAAGCCGTAGAGTTGGGGGGCCTCGGTGTCGTCGTTGCGTTCTTCGATGCGGGCGATCACGAATCCGGCCAGTCGAGTGCGTTCCCCTGGCGGCTGCAGGTGATCCAGCACGGCCGCGGCCCGCTCGACGCGTTTGCGCGCGATGCCGTGGTCGAACACCGAGAACCCGAAATACGTCAGGACGAGTGCGCAGCTGATTGCGGAGCCGACGGTGAGCAGCCACCACAGAGTCGATCCGTTGGTGATCGCGGTGGCCGCGAGCACTCCGGACACGGCGGCCAGCACCACAGTGTAGGTCGCGAGCACTCGACATTCTCGGGACAGTTTGCCGAGTTGCGTTTTCGTCCAACGCAATTCGGCCTTCGCGCCGAACCATTCCTGACGCTCGAACGCGCCGATCTCATCGACAGGGCCGTGGGCGGTTTCGCTCATTCGCCACACTCCCCGCACAGATAATCGTCGTCGGTGAATGCGATCCGGTCGCCTGGTTCGATCGCCCCTCCGCAGTCCGCGCAGCATCCGGCGTAGCGGGCGGTGAGCCAGTGGACCTCTTCGCTCGGGGTGTCATCTTCGGCAGGCCGGCAGTGGGCGCACATGCTGACCGGCAGATCGCTCCAGTCGCATCGAGGCTCGGTCATCGCGCAGCCACCGCCTCGCGTCGCAACTTCCAGACACGGAGCGGATTGCGTATGCGGAGCCAATGCCCGGTCTGAAATCCGAACGTCAACCGGTCGCCCAGCCGTTTGATCCAGAACCGGCCGCAGTCATCGCACAGCCACACCGAGCCCTTGCGGAACTGCCATGCCGGAGGCGGGCTGCACTGGTGCCGATGTTTCTCTCTGATCATGGTCACGGCTGGACCTCCCGCAGCGCGTACACGGCGGCAGAGCAACCAGTGCCCTCAGCGTGCCTAGCCTGGAAATCCCCTGCCGCGGTTGCGCGATCCAGGTCGTCCCAGACCGTGGCCGAACGATGCAGGCCGCCTTCCGGATTACGGGTCACCACGGCATAACCGGCCGGGGCGGCGCTCGGCGCACCCTCGCCACGCACCTCACGGAGCTCGTACACGCGGAACGGGGTGGCCGGCGATTCCGACTGCGCGGCGGCCAGTTCGTCTGCAGCCTCGGCCGGGGCCGTGTAGAGGGTGTCGCTGCCCAGCGACACGAATTCGCTGTCGAGGCAGTAGCCGACCGCGTAGCCGATCCGCTCCGTCGGCGGGTTGCCCCAGTCGACGGTGGCGTCCACGTTGCCGGGCTGCGGGACGGTGGCGCGATGCTTTCCGTCGTGGCCGTCCGGCAGTTCGCACCAGATGCTGCGGCCGTCGGCGACTCCATCCCACACGGCGATAGCGGTCGTCGTTTGGCAACGGGACTGCGCCGCTTCCAGTTCGGCGATGCGGGCTATGGCGCCGCGCAGTGCGGTCTGCTCGATATCGCGACCATGCGCCAGGTTGGCGACGCGTTCCCGCTCATCGACGAGCTCGGCGTACAGCGTTCGTGCGAGCGACCATGCGGTAGGGGTGCGTGGCGGCATAACGGCCAGGCGCTCGCCCCACTCGCGCACTTGCTCGTCGGTCGGCCGGTTCTGGTCAGGCATTGGGCGCCGCCTCCGCGAGCGGAAACGACGGGGCCTTATGGCCGTCGGGCATGACGATCGACCACGGACCCGAGATGAGGCCGTAGGCGGCCCAGTCGCAGCCGCGGGTGGCGATCGACTGGCCGCCGTCGGTCGTGGGCGGTCCCTTCAGTGCGCCGAGGTGCCGACCGATGCATTCCTGGCCGATGCGTTCAGGGGCGGCCCCGGCGTCTTTGAAGTCGCGGGCGGTTGCGATGTCGCCGCAGCGCGGGCAGCGGAAAGCCCAGGTCCAGTGGTCGTCGCCGAATCGGCGGCGTGCCTCGTCGACGAGTTCCTGCTGAGTCCAAGTGGTTTTCGTGTCAGGCATCGGTGCCCCTGTCGTAGTCCGGCTCGTCGCCGTATTCGAATTCGCCGCCGTCGGTGGGTATCTCGGCGCCGACGCACACGACCTGCATGCATCCCGAGCACAGCCCGTTGTCGCCGGGATCCGAGCCGCCGCACTCGCCGCATCGGGGGTCGTCCGTGGCATGGTCGACCGGCAGTTTCCCAACGCCGCCGCATTTGTAGGGGCCCGCGCTGCGCGGTTGGCCTGCGTAGAGGCCGCGGTGTTGGCGGAGGCGGCCGTCGCCGCGCAGCTGGTAGTCGCCTCGGCAGTCGGGGCACTGCCCGCGGGCGGGTGCGCGGAGCGCGGGATCCGCGGCGGCGGGTTCAGCGAGGGGCTCGGCGGCGATCCGCCAGGCGTCGTGCTCTTTCCACTGCATTTCGGCCATCGCGAAGGTCGCGAGGCCGGCCGGGTTGATCATCACGCTGATCACGTGGTGGCCGTCGACGAAGAGCGCGTGGGTTCGTCCGGATTCGGTACCCCTGATGAGGAACTCCGTCGGTGTAATCGTCCTGACGCCATGGCGTTTGGCGAGCTGACATGCGTGCGCGAGGGCAGCGTGGAGGTCTTTGCTGCGGGGCTGGGTCATGGCTGTCGCGCTCCCTTGCAGCCGCATTCGTCCGAGAGGTCCGGCAACGGGAGGCCAGCGATGGCGTCGTCGAGTTCCTCGCGGGTGGCGTCGCCGAGGGTCCGGCCGCAGGCGCGGCAGCAGGTCTTCACCGTGATCGTGGTGCTGCCGTCGGGGTTGCGGCGGGGTGGAGTCGAGGGGCGGGCGGTCATCGTTGGGCCCGCTGCGCTGCGGATGGCCTCGATGAGGTCCTGGTGGTCGATTCCGTAGGCGCCGATCGCCATCACCGCGGCGAAGCCGAGGGTGTCGATGATGCGGGTTGCTTCGACCTCGGCGCCGTCGTGCTCACGGCCTTCGCCGGTCGTCAGGTCGGTTTTCATGTTGCCGCAGGGAGATTCGATTTCCAGCGAAATGCGTGTTGTCACAGGTTGTCTCTTTCGATCGCGAGCTGGGCCCGCTGGGAGGGCAGGCGGTTGGAGAAGTCGTGGACGACGGCGGTGCCGCCGAGCAGGTGGTCTTTGCATTCCGGGCACGGGATCGGTCGCTCTTCGTCGTCGACGCCGAGCCAGCCGCTGCCGCCGCAGCGCCGGCAGCGGGGCCTGGGCGGCTCGGGCGTCGGCTCGTCGTCGAGTTCGATCTCTTCGCCGGTGCGGTCGTGAGGCATCGCGATCACTTCCTTCGTCGCCGGCGGTCGGCGCGGTTGCCGCGGCTGGGTTCGGCGGCGCGCTTGTTCGACACTCGGTCGTTGATGGCGGCCAGGACCTCGCGGTATTGGTCACGACCGGGCATGGGGCGGGTGAGCTCTTCCGGGTCGTGAGTGCACAGGTTGCCCTCGGGTGTGTAGCCGCGGCGTTCGAGGCAGCCGAGGGGGCAGGCCTCCCAGGCGCGGCGTTTGGCGTCGGCGTCGCGATGGACTCGTTCTGAGTGGGCGCGGGCTTGTTCGCGGGTGTGGGCCTTGCGGTTGGCTTCGCACCGGCGGCAGGGATTGTTGGTGCCGTCCGGGTGATCGGGGCAGCTGGCCATCGGGGGGCTCGTGTCGAATGCCGCCACGCGCAAGTGAGTTGGTTGCTTGAGGTGAGCCCCAAATTCTTGAATCTCGCCTGAAAGAACAGGTGAGTTAACAAGAACACCTGCACCTATACCGGAGGGTTCTCCGAAGGGTTCTCCATCGGCGTGTCGCGGCCCCGGTGCCTCGAACCCTTCTTCGAACCCTTCCGAGAAGGGTTCACCTGGGGTTTCTGCAGGTAGGGTGGATGTATCGGCCGCGGCGGCGTGTCGCGGCGCGAACCCTTCGCTGAAGGGTTCACCGAAGGGTTCGGAGAAGGGTTCTCCCCGGCGTGTCGTCGGTGCCGGCGTGAGCGGCGCAGCGGGCGATTCGGATACCGCCGGGCCGAAGTGCACATCGATGGAAACATCGGGGAACGGCAGCTCGAAATTCAGTGGGGCACCGTCGACGAGGCTGTTCAGCTGCTTCAGCGCATCCCGTTCCGCGGCATCGAGGGCCGCGCGCACCTTCACTGCAGTCGCGCTCGTTCCCGAGGGCCGCGCGATCTCGAATCGATCGAGTTCCTCGAGCAGCATCGCGGCGATCTTGGGACTGTGGACCCGGGTCATCTCGCGGAAGGCGTTGACCATCGGCCACGGCTGTTTGTAGGTCTCGTCTTCCTCCATGTACGGGCACACGAACACTTCCTCGGTGTCCGGGTCGATGAACACCAGACCGGCGCGCTCCAGGCGATTCAGGGCGGCTTTCAACTGCTCTTCCGATGCCGGCGCGAGCCACCGCAGCCAGCGCCGCAGCGACAGCCGGACAACACCGGCGCGGTTGCATTCGCTCGGGCCCATGAGCTGGACGAACACGATCTTGTCGAATACGCAGAGATCGACGAACCGGCGATCGGTGAATAGGGAGCCCCACAGTTTGGTGAATTCTCTTGCCATTGGCTCTCCTTCGGCCATCCCGCCGTCGCACAGAGCGGCCAGGACGCGATAGTCATTGAGGTAGACCCCCACTTCGATGTCGATGCAGCAGCGGCACACCGCGCCGGTCTGGGTTTGTCGGTCGTCGACGGTGGTCATGCGCTCTCCTGTGCCGGGAACGCGTTGTTCACCGCGGCCGCCAAGCCCACGCAGATCCCTTCGGTGAGGTAGTCGGTGGTATGGCGGCCGGTCAGATACCCGAGCGCGGCCTGCTCGGCGGCAATCACACGGGGCAGCGGCTTGCGCCAGACCGCCCACCAGGGCTGCAGCTTCCGCGCGGCGATCACGCTGACCACCGATTGGGCCCACATCGCCCAGCGCATCGGATCCAGCGACGCGTAGACCGATAGGTCGGCCAGTGAGCGCAGCATGTTGTCCGCGGGCAGCGCGCTGATCGGGTCGTGGGACGCTGTGCCCCACCATGTCCGGACATCGGGCACTGGTCGCTGCCCGGCGATCCCGTACCCGGGCGGTGTGGCGAGCCCGGGCGCGCCCGCGAATTCGGGGCGCTTCGGGTCCGCGATCAAGGCGCAACCGAGCAGCCGATTCGGATCGACGCCGGGCACACGCTTGGCGGCGATGTCAGCGGCAAGGTCTCCAGCGATATACGCGCCAGCGGAGTATCCGGACAGCACTAGAAGGTTGCCGCTACCGGCGATCACTTCCAGGGCGTGGGCGCGGCCGATGTCGTTGGAGACCCCGAACGGGATGGGGTCTCCGTAGTCGCCCGGGCAATCGACAAGCAGGGACCGAAACCGTGTGGGGTCGAGTGCATTCAGGAACGTCCGCGATATCCCGTGCTGATCAGATATCGGCTCTTTGGTGCCGCGCAGGTGTATGACATCGATCATCAGTCGTCGCCTTCTTTCGGAAACGGGACAGTGCTCGGATCGACGCGCGCGTAGATGCCGTCGCGGTTGGTCTTGCCGCATCGGCAGCACGTTTCGACGTCGGCGCCGGTCACCCGTGCCGGGCGGCGACCGGGGTACTCATGTTCGAAGCAGCCGGCGCAGTGCGGCTGGGTCCAGGTCATGCAGGGTTCTCCGTAGGCGTCGAGCCGGTCGGCGGCGGTGTAGCTGCCGTCGTCGAGCAGCAGCACGCGTCCGAACACGGCGTGCTCGATGGGGCGTTTGGTCGGGTCTTCGTTGGGCTTGAGGTGGTAACCGTCGAGCCACGCGCTGAGCGGGTAATTGGTGGCCCAGCCGTGGCAACCGCGGACACCGTCGCCGCACAGCCACACGCAGTTCGAAGGCGTCCAGGGGCCGCCTTGTCCTTCGTTCTGGCGGTGATGGATGCTTTCGCCGATCCCGCCGCAGCGCTCGCAGCGACCGTTGGCGCGGCCCTTCACGATCCAGCGGGTGCGCGTTTGACCGGGCTTCTTCGGTTTCGATTGGCGCGGTTGCTGTTTCGGCAGCATGCGACGTATGCCGCCCGGGCGGAATGGGATGTTCATGACCGCGGTGACCGCGACGGCTGGGTGTCGCCGCGACCGCGGCCGCGGCGGGACTGGATGTCGCTAGCGGTCACCGACGTCATCGGTGGGAATTCCTCGTGCTTGTCGCGACCTTCGCGCGTGATGGCGGTGTAGAGGATCGACAGTTGCGCGAGGTCGATCGGCGCCCACTTTCGTCGCTGCCGGTCGCCGAGGCGTTTCTCCAGCTGCTCGGGTTTGACCCCGATCGCGGCGAACCGGTCGACCATCCGGTCGCGGCGTTCGGCGAGCGGGCTGCCGTCACCGTTGTCCAGGGTGGTCCAGCACAGGTCGCGCGCTTCGTCGACCCACCAGCCCGGCAGCACATGCCCGATGCATTCGCGGACCGCGCGGGCGCCGATGTTCTGGTTGGAGGCGTAGATGTCGGCCGGCTCGCTGGACTTCTCGGTCAGGCCGCTGGTCACCGGCTTGAGGTGCGGCGCGAGGAAGCCGCGGCTGGTCAACGCATTGGACTCGAGGTCCCAGGCGTAGGCGCGGATATCGGATCGGCCGGCCGCGGTGTCGCGGGAGACCTCGACGACGCCGTAGTCGACGTTGCCCCAGATCCGGGCCAGCTCGCGCATCAGGTGGACCGTCGTCCCGGTCGAGCGGTCTTCTCGCAGATAGAAAGCCCGTTCGGCAGTGCTGATCCGCGAGCAGGCCGCCCGCATTTCCTCAGCGGCGCGCTCGATGTTGCGCGGATATTCCCGCGCTGCGCGCAACGCGAGCTCGGTCTGCGGAAGCGCACGCCCGGGCTGGCCGGTGGCAGTGTGGTCGGAACCGGTGGCGGCGGTGGCTGTTTCGGTCATTGCAGCTCCAGTCCGTAGTAGGCGGCCCGCGGCAGGTCGACCAGGAGCACGTCGTCAGCGAATTCGGGCC